CGACCTATGAGCAAGGCGAAGAGGCTGGCTATCGGAGCGGCTCTGACGTGGGCCCTGGCGTCCGTCGCCACTCCGGCGGAGGCTGGGGACCGCACGAAAGCGTACTCGTTCCACTGCGGGCTGAAGGCAGCAGACCTTGCGAGCACCGAACTCGCCTTTGCCAAGAACCCCGTCGCCTACGAGACCAACCGCCTGCCCGGGATGCAGACCACGGCCGGACGTGCCGCTTGGGGAGTCGGTACGTGCGCGGTAGCTGCGGAAGTCGACCACCGACTCCGAAAGCACCGCAAGGGCCGGTGGGTGTTCCGCATCCTGGCTGGCGGACTGATGGCGTACGCGGTCCAGAACAACCTGCGCGTAGCGGGCCGCTAGGCGGAGAAGCTGCCTCAAGAGCACTGCTCCAGGACGAGCAGCGGCCAGGGCGCATAGTCCCACTTCGGGGCCGTCGCGTGCTGGTTGCCGGCCACGCAGAGCGTGAAGCGGACGGGCGTCGTAGTCGGGACTGAGGGCAGGATGCGGATGGCGCCTTCGCTGAAGGTGTTGCTCGTGATGATCTGTTCGTAGTGGACCCACTGGGAATGGCCGACCACGAGCCCCGCCTTGGAGCCTGCCGATGGGCTGTTGACGGTACCTTGGATCAGCACGTTTCGGATGGCCGAGGACGTGCCTACGCGGACCACGATGCCGTAGTCGTTCGCTTCCATGCTCACGCTCTCCAGCGTGCTCGCCAGAAAGGTGTTGTTCGTGCCGTCCGGGTTGACGCCAAGCTCGATCCCCGTCCGGTTGACCTCGACGCGCAGCGAGCGGATGTCGTTGCCGATCCCGCAGGCTCGGAGCCCGACGTCGAACCCCACGATGTCGGCGCCGTGCAAGAGGGCGTGCCCTCGGATGGCGATGCCCACCGATCCCACGGAGTTGCCGGCCCAGCGGACGACGATCTGCTGCATCGACGCCGTGAAGGCGCTCGGCGCCATCTCGATCGCCTTGTAGGCGTTGACGGAGACGCGCAGGAGCGCCACGTTCGAGCCAGAGAGCAGCAACCCGCGACCGGTCCCGCTCCAGTTGGCAAAGGCCATGTCCTGAATCGATAGCATCCCGGCCGGGTAGAAGCTCTGGATCAGCGGGCCGGAGAAGTTCCCGCGGATGAAGGTGCCACCCGTGTACGTGTTGTAGGGCATCCCGCGGCCGTCGCCGCGGAAGTTGAAGGCGCGCGTGCCGCAGTTGATCGTCTGCGAGATCACGTAGTCGCCAGCGGGGAAGTAGACGGTGCCACGGTCAGCCACTACGTTATCGATGACGTTCTGGATGGCTGCCCAGTCGTCGGTCAATCCGTTCCCTACGGCACCGTAGTCACGAACATTCGCGTAGCCGAGAGTCCCGGCTGCTTGGGCGACGGCTGGCCCGATAAGGGCCAAGACGGCGAGGATGAGCCACTTCACTGCGGGTTGATCGCGCAAGTGGAGGAACCCGGGTCCATGCGCACCTGATACCGGGCCCGCGGCCCGACCGTCTCTGTCAGGCTGCCGGTGGCGGTGACTCGGACATTGCAGAGGTCCGTGCCGGTGGTCGCGTCGGTGGTAACCGTCAGGGTGCCCGAGGATGCCGCGGAAACGTTGGTGCCGATGAGTCCTGACGCGCACGCCTCACCGCCCGCACCAGCTGTAGTGTCCACGGCGGCCCACGAGATCACCGCGCGCGTGGCCTGGACGTCCGTGCCATCCTGCGCCTCGACCGTCACCTCGGCCGTGCCTGAGCACGCAACGTCATTTCCGGTGGTGACAGTAAAGACAGTGGTCGCGGTGGCGTCCACCAGAGCGCGGAAGCCCCCCTCAATGTGGTTGCGCGTGACGAGCGCCTGTGCCGTCGTTCCGGTGCCGAGCGCGGTGCCGGTTTGAAGCAGGAGATCGCTGGCGGTTCCAGCTCCAGTTCCACGGCCTCCAGCCAACGTTAGGTTCGCACCGGCAACGTCGGTGCCCACTATGCCGTCGTGCGCCTTGATCGTCTGTGGGGTAGGAGCGGCATTCGCATCCACGCCATGCTCAACAATGCCTACGCCCTCCCGGAGCATGAACGTGTCGCCGGTCGCCGGGGTAGCTCCGAATCCATACCGGCCTGTTGTTACGAAGCCGTTGCTGTTCAAACGGGCACGGTGAGTGCCCACGATCGACATGTCCAGCTCGCCGGCCGGTGTGGAAAAGCCGGTCCCTAGAAAGCCCGCGAAGGCATAACTGGGCGTCGCGAGCGCGCCGATCCCGGCTACGTAGGTACCGGCGGTCAGAGTGTCCGTGCTCGCCGTGTACCCCAGCGCCGCCTCGCAGTTCAGCACCTGCGAGTTGTCCCCGTAGATCACGCGGTTCTGGCAACCGGTGACGGTCGTAGTTCCGGGCGTGACGGCTGCGGCCGTGGCCGACCCACCACCTCTCGTCCGCACCACGTCCGCATCGACCGACACGGCCGCGCAGAGCAGGACCGCAACCAGCGCCTTCGTAGGCTTCCGCATCACTTCGTCCTCGTCATGGCGTAGAGGTTGATCGACTCCGCTCCGGCGGTGTCCGTGTTGATCTTCAGTCCGATGCGGCACTGGTTCCATACCTCGTCCACAACGAGCGCGAGAGATGCCGCAGCGGTGAACTGGCAGTAGCCCGACGCCTCCGTGCCAGCTCCGCACTCGTTGTTCCCGGCCGAGGGATAGACCACCACCCAGCCAGCGTCAGGCGTGTTCGTACGGCACTCGTAGCGGACGTCGATGCTCGTAGCCGTCATGGTCACGATCTCAGCGACCAGCGTGGAGATCGTGCCGTTGGCGATCGTGAACGCTCCAGCGTCCGCCCCGGACCCACAGACGTAGTGGATGTACCTCCACCCCGTAGCCGTTGTGTCGATAGCGCTGGAGAGCGTCAGGGACGTCCCAGAGCCCACTGCATCGATGCGTCGGAACACTCCCGCTACGAAGATGGAGTCCCCCGCAGCCAGGCCGTCGAACGCGCCGTCAGAGGCTGCCGTCAGGGTCGTAGACGAGCCGGACGTGGACACGGTAGACGTCCCCTGCACCCACCCCTGGCCGCCAGAGCAGTAGATGACCGACGTGGAGGCGAGGTCGTATCTCAGGACCGAGATGTACTGGCTGACCTGGGCCTGGACGGCAGCAGGGAGAGCCAGCAGGACGAGGAACAGGAATCGGCGAAGCATGGTCTCTCCTAGTGCATTCGATACGAAGGAATCCCGAGGTCCCCGATACGTGCCTTTCGCTCGTACGCTGGAGACTCCCGCTTGAACCGTCCCAGACGCTTGCGGAACCTGCCCTCAGCTTCTCCGCCGGACCGAGAGTCGCCCTCGTCGTACGCCATGGCGACCTTGAGGCCCTCCAGGAGCACGCCGAAGAGGCCCTCCGGGAGACGTTCCAGGCCGGAGGATGTAGTCCCGATCTCCGCCGCCGCCCCTGACACCGGAGCGGTCAGGGTGAGCGTCTCCTCGTCAGGGTCGATATCGTCGGTGTGCAGGCGGAAGGTTGATCCGTCCACCTCAGTACCGTACAGGTTCTTCGAGACGATCCTGGCCCACGTAGGAGCCTTGGGGATGGTCAACGTGATGGTGTCCGTGAGAGCGTTCGTGATCGTGGTCGAGACTGGATCGGAGGGCATGGATTCACCCTCTGCGCTCTCGTAGACCAGCTCCCACTGGTACACGCCAGCGGTGAACGTGGACACTCCGCCCGTGTTCACTACGGCCGTCAGGTCGTCCGGGCGGTCGGTCAGGATCGGAGGGCGGCGCTCGTAGTCCATCTGGAGCGTGACGTCGCCGCCCGCCAGCTTGTCGAAGCGAAGCACAGCTAGCCCGTCTGAGTCGGCGCCGAACGCGGCGAAGTATTCCGGGAAGCCCGAGACGGTCGGATTGCGACGTCGATACTCCATGAGCCAGTTGGCGGGCCGCTCGAGCACCGGAGTCCTCTGAGCCGGAATCCACATCGCCCCTTCGTAGGCGATGGAGTGGAAGTCCGCCGGAGCGGTGACTTCGTTGTCTCCGCTGGGCAGGACGAGCGGCTCGTCCACCTTGTACCGGAACTCCCAGTCCCAGGAGTCCCAGATTTCCTGCAGGTACTCGATGGCACGGAGCCAGACTCGGCGGCGCAGACGGATAGCGTTGAAGTCGCGTGGATCGACCTCTAGCGTGTGCTCCAGAATCGCGTCTATCGCCGCCGGCAGGTTCATGTCAGATGCGCTCCAACGCTACGAAGCCAGCAGCTGGGCGAGGGCCTGCGCCGCTCGCTCCCGGATCGGATACGTCGGAACCTTACAGTCCATGCTAGGCAGGACTTCGGGCAGTGCGGCGATCTCTCGCAGGGTGTCGATTGCCCCAGCCAGCGCAGAAGTACCTTCCACGCAAGCTTTCGCAGTACGTACCAGCACTTCATTGGTGCGCAGGCTCTCGCCGTCACCGCCCCTTGCCAGGAAGATCAGGGCGCCGATCAGCCCGTACGGGTCCGCCTTGAATGGCGCGCTCACTGCTGCTTCGCCTCGACCCACTCCGCAGCCGCCACCAACTGCGCTGCGATGGACCTAGCCACCTTCGGGTCAAATCCGGCCGTCTGCGTCACCGGCTTCGTAGCAAAGGATCGTCCCGTGCCGTGGTCCTGCTGCATCACCGACAGATTGACAGCCATCCCCAGAGTGTTGGCCCCTACCGTCACACGCCCAGACCCGTTTACCGCCGTAGGGGGCCAAGTAGCCTCCTCGGCCGGAACGCCGCCCGACAGTTCGTGGCAGACATTCTCCAATCCATCGGCGGCCTGTTCGATGAGCCCCTCAAGCGCTCCCTTTCGCGGCGGAACCACCGTAGGCTCAGCCTTCGTCAATGCCGGCTCCCTCCCGAATCTCTGCGGCAGAGCCACGACCCTCTGCGCGCCTAGCGTGTCATCGAACACCATCGGGACGCCGCCGGACTCTCCTGTGAGGAATACCGGCTTTTCGCGCGCCCACCGCGGAACGTCCAGCCGGTCGAAAAACGCCCTCCAAGCACTCCCCATGATGAAAGCTTGCGGAGCGCTGCCGGTCCGACGCTTCACCCGAAGTGCCGCTTCGATCAAGACGCTCTCGTTGGGTGCCGCCTCCAAGGCGAGCACCCCCGTGTTGGGGTCTTGTGTCACAGTCGCACTGTCCAGCGCGTCGCTCACTCGGCCTCCTTCACCTTCGGCTTCGGGCCGGGCTTCTTCCGCGCCGCGACCTCCGCCATGCCCGCCTGAAGCGCGGCCAGAGCAGCGGCCTGATCCTGGAGAAGCTTCGCCTGTGCCGCAATCATCGCCTCCAGGTCAGACGTCTTGCTCGGAACCTGCGGGGTGAACTTCGCGTCCGCCATCTCCGGGTGGATCTGAGCAACGTGCGCGTCGCGCTCGGCAGCGTTCTTGTTCGGTGCAGCGCAGAACTGGCACGCGAACGCCGAGGACCAGCCGTTCTTGGCGTCACGCTCGGCAATGCGAGCCATCGCAGCCTGCACGTCAGGTCCGGGAGCGGTCACGGGGCTTCCGGCCTGACGCTCGTTCGCTACGCGGGCCATGTGCGCCATCTTGATCCGCATGTCCGCCGCGTACTGCGCGTCGAGGAACGCCGCCTCCGCCTCCTCCACGATCAGCGCGTCCCGGGAGTCTCCGAGGATGGGGCGAATCCCGCACTCCCCAGCCCTTCCGGTACGCCCGTCGTCCCCGAAGAAGTGCTTGTACACGTTCGCGTGCGTATGCGCCTCGCCCGTGCTCCGGTACACCGGGGCGTTCTGGGTCGAGAAGCGGATGACCAGCTCCCCGAACCCGGGCTGGAAGGTGTACGGACACCCGCCGTACTCCAGCGTGATGGCCTTCCCGCGCGGGTTGTAGTACGCCTGCCCACGAGTGGGGCGGGCCAGTTCGGTAAGGTCAACGAGCTGTGTCGCCATGTCTCTCCTATCGGCCCAGGAATACGATGGGCTTCTTCTCTCTGACGCGGTGCCCGATCTGGGCCAGCTCCGGGCTCGCGATCTGCTGCGCCAGCCGCGTGAAGTACGGTTCGTCGTGGTCCCAGCGGTAGTCCAGCTCGTCGTGCAGGGCCTTCCACTGAAGCTCCTGCGCTCTCTGGCGAGCCTCCCGGATGTCCTCCGCGATCTTCTTAGCCGACCTCTGCCCGAGGTAGTACGCACGCTTGGCTCGGTAGTACAGGTCCCACGTCATCGGCATGAACGCTCCCGGCCAGCCGTCAGGAGTTCCCGGAGGCTTCGCGTCCTCGAAGATCAGGTCTTCGATGTTCGGGGCGATCCCGCCCATGTGTCCGATGTGCGTGCGGAACGGGGCATGACGAGAGTGCGGCGTGGTCGTACGGCGCAGGAGCGCGTAGTACCGGAACACCGCCGTCCCTCCCGTGGGGAGCTTGTACGTACGCTTCACCGTGGCCGGGATGGCGTCCGGGTCGAACGAGTGGATGGCCTTCACGATGGCCGGGTCCCACGGATACGTCACGTCGTCCGAGAGCAGGTAGACGTAGTGCTTCTCCTGCATGGTGTCGGAGTTCTTGTGGAACTCAATCGGGACGCCGGAGTGCTCTACGACCTTCTCGTGGGAGATGGAGTACACCTAGATGGACTCCACGCGCTGAGCCGACAGGACGTACGGAACGCTCTTGGTCTCTGCGCGGCACACGCCGGGCTCAAGAGAGCTATCCACGTAGACGCGAAATGACCCCATCGGAGAGGAGACCACGCAAGGGACTTCGTAGCCGAATCCCGGAGGCACGGCCACAGTGACCGCGTGGCGTCCGGTCTCCTTGTGGAGCGCATTGGCCGCCTCCATGACGCCGATCTCCCCGACATGCTTCGTTCTGACGTCCATGGCGGTCCTCTGCGTCACTCCCATCAGCACACCCCCTTGAAGTCCCCGCGAGGGAAGACGTCCGACTTGCCGAGGGACCACACTCGGACGCCGCGTCTACGAAGCGCCGGCAGAACCTTCCGCGACATCTTCTCCTGTGTGCCCATGTTCATTCCAGAAGGCGTGCCGTCGTAGTGCTTGCCTCCGAGATCCAGCCCTAGGCAGTACAGGTCCGTAAACCCCGCGTAGACCGCAAACTGAAGCGCCAGCCACCCCGTCGTCGTCGGAATCACCCCGTCGCGCTCCAGGTCGAACGAGAACGGCAGCCCCTTTCGAGACAGCCCACGAGCGCACGGAGAGCCGGCTCGGGCCACACGGTACGACGCCGGCACCCGGTACCCGATCGGCCGCGGATCCGTCGTCGCGTTGATGAGCCGAGGGAACTCCCGAACTGCAGGACGGTTGAGCCACGACGTGTCCACGATGCACAGGTAGTCCGGCTCCGGGCCATGGTACGTTTCGTACCCTCGATGCGTCCGGTTCATCCCGATCATCGGAGCCTTGATCGCGTACAGGTCGTAGTCCGCCAGTGACTCACCGTTGAAGAGGAGCGCCACCGGGCCTGAATGGCGCCCCTTGAGATCCGCGATGCTCTTCCCCGGCAGGGCAGGGATGTTCGGCCGTGTCTTGCTCTTGTCCCAGTGGATGCCGAACTCGACACAGACGTTCTCCCAAATGCGGGGCGGCGTCCGGTCTACAGGGTGTTTGTGTGACTGGTCCCTGTAGGGTACGTCCTTCCACCGCCCCTCTACCCTCACGCCGCGGAGAGCAGACCCGAAGCGCCCGGGTTCGGGATCGGCCGGTCATCGAGCAGCCCGCACTCGAAGCCCAGCGTCTTGAACTGCCCACCGACGTCCGTGGTGTGCAGCAGGAACGCATCCGGGATCAGCCAGTCCGTCAGGTCGAAGTCGAACCCGACCTGGCCGATGCCGGCACCGTTGAAGAAGAACGCCGCACGGCGTCCGATGACCCGGACCTCCAGCTCCGTATCCGCCCCGTCCGCAACCGTCGAGGACGTGGTGGTCACGGTGGAGTCGGTCGCATCGTTGAGGTTCGTGATGGTGGTCACGGCCGCCGCAGCAGACGACGAATCGCCCAGCACACGGATCATGGCAAAGTCGGTGTACGTCTCCACCGCCGTCTGGTACGCCCCGTTCTTGCGGAACCCGAACGACAGGTCGAACCCGGAGGCATCCTCCATCGTGAAGCGCAGGCGGGCGTAGAACGACTTGTCCGTGCCCACCTTGAACATCCGGGGATGGCCCTGCTTCAGAGAGGCGAAGTTGATCTCCACACCCTCCGTCGCTGTCTGGTCCATGCCCCAGTCGTACCCGCCATCAGTCGCCAGGACAGGACGCACGATGGTCTGACCCGCGCCGAGGATCACGTACTCGAAGCGGTAACGGCCCGTGTCGCAGATGTTGACGTTCCCGGTGGTGCCGGTCGGCGCGCCGTTGTCGTCGGTCGCGGTGTAGACGTGCGGCTCCTCCATGAATTCTTCATGGCAGAAGCGCTGACGACGCACGGACGGGGCCTGACGCGACGGGTCGATCTGGTTCGGCTCGACGTTCGTCCTACGGATACCCATGTGACTGCTCCTTTGCGGGTCCGTACTCAGCTAGAGGACGGTGACTGGCAGGATCGCCAGAAGATCACCCGCAGCGTACGGCGTGAACGTCAAGAGGCCAGCCCCCACACTTCGAGGGCTGGCCCATGGGCATCAGAACGAATCGGTGCCGCCCTTGGCGGCGCCGCACAGGATGCGGTCGAGCTTGTCGCCGATGCGGAACGCGCTGTTCGGCTGGAAGCTCCCCAAGTTCTCGAGGTGGACGAGCGTCGCCTGCTGCGTGGTCTTGTAGCCGGTCGAGTTGACGCCCTGCTTGAAGATCCCACCCGAGGACTGGTCCCACGTCATCTTGCGCAGGTTGAACCGGCGGAGCTTGTCCTTCGTCAGGCCGATGACCGTGCGCGGTGCCAGGTCGTCGATACAGGTGATGACGGCCTTGCCGCCGCCCCACAGGAACTCCAGCTTGTCCTCGTTGTATCCCGTCTTGTAGTCGGGGACGGACTGGCCAGGAGCCACCGGGTAGCGACGGTCGGGACGCACGAACGCCAAGTAGGCGTCCAGCATGCCGACGTTCATCAGGATGTCCGTGATCTTCTGGCCGGTGAGGTGCTTCACGGTGAACGCGCCGTTCAGCAGATCCGCCTCGGTCAGCGGAGACAGCGACCCGCCTCCCGTCAGGACGGTGGCCTTCAGATCCTCGTACGTGGATCGGCTCTGGTTGTGGATCGTGGTCAGGAGCGTACCGTCGTCAACGATGCCCATGAGGCCGTTGGGGACGGTGGTCTGACCGTACGAGCCCGTGATGTAGACGCCGTCGCCGGCGACGGTGGTGGTCAGCGTGGTGTCCGTGGTGACGACGCGGGTGCTCTGCACGATCTTGGTGATGATCGCCGCCTCACGCGCCGTACCGGAGCCCGTGTCGTCCGCGTAGGGGGTGATCTTCATGTTCGGTCGCAGGAGCTGGACGCCGTGCGGCTCCGCCGTACCTGCGGCTCCGATGGCGCCGATGAACGTGGCGCCCGAGGAGTTGTCCTGCACCTGGGCGATACGACCCGTGCCGTGCGTGCCCGCGTACATGCGGTTGCAGTGCTTGGACAGGTCTTCGATCGCCTCCTTCATGTGGCGCCTGACCTCGCCCTTGTTCCACGAGCCCCTTGCGGAACCCATGGCCTCCAGGATGAAGCTCAGCTCGAAGGTGGCGATGAACTGCGCGGGACGCATGCGACCCTGAACTTCCAGGCGCTGGCTGATCGTCGGCAGGTTCGCATTCTCACCGGGCGTGCCGATGTTCTGCGGGGATGCAAGGTAGAAGGGCCAGTAGTAGCCCTCACCTTCGAGGTTCTCGCCCTTGTACTCCTGCAGGGACTGCCAGTAGGGGCAGGCGATGTTCAGTGCGACTTCGAACGTCTCGTCGGAGTACATCCGCCTGAGGGATGTCTCCAGGTTCGCGAGCGTGGATGCGGCCATTGGTCTAGACTCCTACAGCGAGACAGAGTCCCACTGTTGATCCATGAGGGCATCGAACTCGGCCTGGGTCTGAGGTGCCTTGTTGGTCGGGAGAGCCGGAGCGGCAGCCTTACCGTTGACTGGGCTGGCCGGGATCTCGGCGACCTTCTGGACGGTGTAGGACTGCGCTCCCTCACGTGCGACAGCGAGGAAGTCCTCCACGAGTCCATTCACGAAGGCGGTAGGGTCGGAGATGGAGTTGGTGAACCTGCCATCCTCCCCACGAGAGTGGACGTGGGCCTTTCCCAACCGCTCGACGTACGCATCGAACCGCCCGCGGAGACCCTCGGGGATCTTCGCCGCTGCGGCCTTCTTGGCCGGCTCCCACTTTGACGTTCTCCAGTTGGAAGCCTCAGACGACATCTGGCGTTCGTTCTCTGCCTGGGTGGCTCTCTCGTAGGACTCGCTCAGCCTGAGGAGACGCTCCGTGTTCTCCCTCAGGACCGTATGGGTCCGGTAGTCCCTGAGATAGCTCGAGCGCTCCTGCGCCTTGCTCTCCAGGAAACGATCGTACTGGGCCACAGCCTCTTCGGCTGCCGAGATGTCGTTCACGAGCTTCGCCGTGTCCACGGCTGGATCGTTGAACGACCGCACCAGCGCCTTGTTCAGAGCGCGGAGCTGGTTCGCCCACTGAGCCCGGTTGGCGTCAGCAAGCTTGATCTCGTTGTCGGCTTTCCAGTACGACTGAGAGTAGCCGTTGATGGTTTCATCCAGCTCAGCCAACTCGCGCGGAGTCGGCGGAGGCTCGACCGGCTTCTCCGGTACGGCAGGAGTCGTCGGGGGAGCCTGAAGCGTCGCCTTCAGCGAGGCGATCTCGGCCTTGAGAGCCTCGATCTCGCTCGGAGTCTGCGGCGCTGCTGGAGTGGCCTGTTCGGCCTGTGCCACCGTAGGAGTCGGGGGCGTCTGAGCCTGGACCGGAGTCTCCGGGGGCTCGGGTGCTGCCGTAGGAGTGGGAGGTGCGACGGGTGCCGGGGGTGCCTCTGTTGGAGTGTCAGGCGCGTTGGATAGCTCGACCTCCATCGCGTCAGCGGCGTTGTCGATCAGGGCGTCCAGGCTCGGCGGGTTTGTGGCCATCGGACCTCATCGCGGCTCTAGAACCGCAGTGAGTCTCTTATACCACAGACCGATACGAACGGTAGCGGAAATTCTTACCGATGACCTCCGGACGATAGTTTAGGCCGGCTTAGTGATGGTCGCTGGATTGGTTAGGCTGGCTTCCGCTATCTCCGGGCCAGCTCATCCAGCCAGCGCATGCCCTCGAAGTACACTTCATCATAGCGAGGCGGTTGACCTTGTGGCTTGGCGCGTTCCTCCCTGCGCTCTGCCAGCTTACGCCTGATCCTATCTCTAATGGCCTCAACATCTTCACGAGCCACAGGACGGCACTCGGGTACGTGCTGGCTCGCGAAATCCCAAGCCCGTGGCGGGCGCGTTCCGTTCCGTACTGCGATCTCTGTCATGTAACTCAAGAGACGACCGCCGCAACGGAAGCAGTGGTAGATACCCATGACCAGTACGAATCCAGGCTCCTCCCACAATGCTTCGAGCGGATGGCTCGTCACCGCACCGTACGCTTGCAGTAGGGGCTTACGCTGCGGTTCGAGAGGCGACGCTTGCTGACTGGACGGGAGCAGCCGGTACAGGTAAGCGCCTGACTGTCCTTCACTTCTGCTCCTCAGTCGGCCTCGTCGGACTGCTCGCCGTTGTGCCACCGCTGCCACGCCCACACCTTCGCACGCCAGGCGCTCGGATCTTCCGCCTCTGTACCGCCGCGCTCGTCCTCGAAGAACATGACGTCGCTCGTGTTGTGGTACTTCACGCGGAGGGTATGGCCAGGGCAGCCGGTCTGAACGCAATCGTTGAAGCACTTGTAGCTGACCTTCGGTCCGTAGCTTGTGGTCACTTCTGCTCCTCCGAGTCCAGCAGGCCCCTCTTGGGGAACTTCCACGGCACGAACGAGGGCGGGGCCGGACTCGAAAGCGGCGGCAGTCCAGCGGCGCGCTCCAGGCGCGCCATCCGCTCGTCGGCATGATCTCTCGCAATCACCATGAACTTCAGGAATGGCAGGAACAGAAAGAGATACGCCAAAACAGCAAGGAACAACAGCCCGCAGCCGGGCCCTGAGTCCTTCCGATGCCGGCAGTGGACGCAGGTCTCCGTCACTTGGCCCCCTTCATCACCTCAAGGTCTTCCGGGGTAGCGCCATGGAAGTAGAGAGTCCGGACTCCGCCCGACTCGCGAACGTCCGTCACTCCTGTTCCGTACAGACGCAACTGGGCCTCACGAAGCAGTTCCGTGTTCCGCGCAAGGCGCTCGGTCGTGCTAGCGAGGGCATCCAGAAGCTCCTGCCGACTACGATGGGCGCGCGCCAAGAGCAACTGGTCGTGCGCACTCTTGGCCACCATCACCAAGAGCAGTGCGGCTAGAACACCCACGACATACCGCGGATGTCTCTTCGTTGCCTCGTTCATTTGTTGGCCTCCCGTGGCCAGATCGGCCGCAGAAGGTTGACCGCCAGAGGCCGTGAAGCGTGGAAGATGCCAGCCTGCCAGATCGTGCCGTAGCCGTACGTCTGGCCTGTTCCGAAGAAGCCGAAGTGTGGGTAAGAGACGCGCGGAGCGAAGGTCGGACGGCTCACTTGTTGGCGTCCTTCCAGGCGGAGAGGGCGTCCGCCGCGAGCCTCCAAGCCTTCCGGGCGCTGGTGAAGTGCGGGGCGCCGTAGAGCTTCTGATATCGCCTGTCTTCGGTGACCGCCTCCAGTGCGATCGCCAACTTTTCCGCTGCGATCAGCCTCCGGCTGGCCTTGCTGGGCGCCAGATCGATGGCGTGCTCGCTCTGCATGTCCACTTCCTTACAGCCGTCGCCGTCGTAGTGCATGCCCTCCAATCTACTCTCCGTAGCCTGCCGAGTCAAGCCTTTCCTGCTCGCTTCTGGATGCTCGCTTAGCGAGTCGGCCCTATCTACTGTTCCGGCTGGCTGTCTTCCGGGCTCTGGTCGCTACGTCTTGGCTATCACAAACAGCGCCAACCACCTACACGGATTCCCCCGGACGGCTCCGGCTCTGAGCGTGTGCTCGCCAGTGGCTATCCCAACCCGTTGATCCAGTCCTGCCCCGAGCCCTATTCCCTTGTCCAGCCCGGACAGGGAGTCGAGTCCGAAGAGAAAGGGCCCGCGCCTTCTTAACGTCTACGTACTAGACGCGGGCGTAGCGAAGAGACACGCTCTGTCGCCGTCACCGTCCCGGGTACGGGGGAATCCTCAAGCTTTCCCCGGGTTGTGCGCTGTCGGGGGACTGCCCGTGAACGCAGGGCGCCTCGCAGCCGACGCGGCTTAATCTTCGAGCCTCTCCTTGGGCGGAGGGCTGTACGTAGTAGCGGGTTGTCTGCTATGATTCCGCTCGTCACCGTCGCCTAAGACCTTCGGTGGCGCCCGCCTCAACGCGATGGCTCCCAGTTCACGGGGGCCATCGGTCTTTCTAGGCGAGCACCGATTGCGTCTGGACTGGATTCTAGCACGTCTACTACGGCGCCTTAGAGATAATTCCGCGGCGGCCTGGACGCGCGAAGCCTGAGCGCTAACTTTTGGACGGGCCGAATCCGCGCCGCTCGGCCCTACACGGCCTGCAAACGGTGGGCGCTTGGTCTCCACGGAAGCGTTTACCCCGCCGACTGCGGATCTCTGGCCTGGTCACGCTGGATGTGGATACGACCTTACTATCGAATCAGCCAAGCCGGCCAAGAACTCAGAGACTCGCTTCGCCGCGTCCGTGTCCAAGTCGCAAATCCCGGCGTGGCCGAACATGTAGGCGAGGCTACGGATGTTGGAGGCGACCAGCTCCGCCTTCTCGTGGTCGCTCACAGTTCCGCCGCTGCGCCCATGATGGCGGATGCGAGAGCCCGAGCCCTGGACTTCGACAGGTGGAGCACGGTGCTCTTCCGGGTGTCCTGCCCGTCTCCCCAGTAGGCTCCCGTCAGGATCTCGACCTGAACGTTCTTGAGCCCGGCAGGCGGGTGGAGCACGCGCACGTCAAGGTCGCCTGCAAGATGGAAGCGGGCGAATTCGATACCCTGCGGACCCCACTGAGCGCGCATCGGAGGGGTGCAGTCGCGCGGGTCGCGCTCTGGCTCTGGGGCCAAGCCCGCCGACATTCCCGTCAAGAACGCGGGGCGGTTCTCGTACTGCGGGTTACTCGGGATGCTGGGCATCCCGGGGCCGAGCTTCGCGCCGAGAGACTGCTGACTCGTCACCACAACGCCGCCGCAACCTGAGCCGTTCCCTACAATTCGGATCGGATCGTTGTCCTCGTCAATCGGTCCCATGCGTTTCTCCTTGTACGCGCGCTATTACCGTTCCCGCGCGAGGGACGTCCGTATTCTACTCTTCCGGCGGGTACGGTATGGTTCCGGTCCCGTCGCAGTCCTCACAGCCTCCGCTACAGAACGCGCAGAGGACTAGCTCGGGAGGGTCGAAGGGGCTAGCCGGCACCTTCGCCCCACCGTGCGATGGCCTCGGCCCGCTTCCGTTCCCACTCTCGGCGCTCGTGGGCGATGAACTGGGCGCGCATCTTGGAGTTCCAGAAGTCGAGGCGCCAGAAAGCGATTCCGCCCTCGTTCTCCGCGTCTATGAAGCCGATCTCCGCGAGTTTGCGCTTCAGCACTTCAGGGCCGTGCCACATCACCTGACAGAGCAGCCATTCTCTGAACGTGCCGCACTCCCGAGGCTGCGGGGTCAAGCTGAAGCCCCACGCATTCGGCATGTAGTGGTCCTTGAAGCAGATCCACTTCATCTCTCCCCCCTTAGTCCGGCACGTTCCGCAGGCCGCGCATGAACTCGATGCCCTTGATCTCGGACTCGATGTCGCGGAGGTCAGAGCCGGCGTCCTGGACACCGTGCCAATCTTCCTCCTCCATCTTGAGCTTCAGGTACTCAACCATGCGTATACGGTTGAACTTGAGGCGCTTGAGCCTGTCCTCCGCCTGCGGAGGGTAGGTCGGAGGGGACGATCGCCATTCAGTCCGCTCCAGTAAGGGGCCGCGATTGAGACATGATCGGCCTTGGGCCGGGGAGATACCCATTCCTATTGGTAAGGGATGCCTCAAACCATGGCGTCTCGATGCCACATCGCCAGCAGACTCTTCGGACAGCACGCCTGTCGAGGCACACCTGATTCTCGTATGGGTGCCGCCCGGATGCGCACCAGAGCCGGCGTAGGACAACACGTATTGCTCGGAACGCATCGCTCATCTAGTCCGCCCCCATGACGTTCAGGAACTCCACGAGATCATCGATGGCTACTCGGATGCGGTTCTCCTGGTCGCGGATCGCCTGCGTCCTCGGGACAGGCCACGCGACCATCTGGCATTCGGATGGACGGTTCACGTAGACCCTGCCCTCTAACCACCTGTCCTGTGAGACTAGATCCCCTGAGCGCTCCACCCATGTACCATCGGCCGCCGGCTGCTTGACCTCTTGCGGCACTCACCGTCTACCGAGACGAACAGGCGGACGTGAGGGGCGCTCTCGCTCACGCTACATCCTCTCGTATGGGCCGACGTAGGCATGGAGTGCCGCGCTAGCCCGTTCCCACTCTTCCGGGCGGTTCCAGGCGATGTTACGAGGCTCCCGGAGCCCGTACTGCTTACAGAACTCAGCTACGAGATCCCCGATTGGCGCGGAGCTGTCCTTGTCGCTGAGAGTGATGCGCTTCGGACGAGACGCCAGCCAGCCCGCGAAGGCGTACAGGGCCTCGGACGGGAGCCAGTCGCAGGCTTTCACTTGCCGACCGCTTCCATCTCGTCCATGCGGGTCAAAATCTCGAGGAGATCCTGACGGGAAAAGAACGCCTTCCCGATCATGACCACCGGCTCCCTCTTGCCGGTCTCGTACATGGCGTCATGGCCTGTCAGAATCACACCCTCCGGAGTCGGGGGAGGCGGAGGCGGCTCCGGATCTTCGCCCACCCGGCCGATGTTCTGCGGCATGGAGCACCTCACGGCAATCCGGTATTCCATCACTTGCCGCCGAAAGCCCGCTTCTGCATCTCGGCCTCTCGCCACTTCCGGAGCCGAGCCCCGAAAACTGCTGGATCTTCGTTTGGCTCCTGCTTGGGCGCTCCAGTCAGGCTCTTCCCCTTGGACCCGAGCCCTGAACCCGCGGTCGAGGACAGCCGCGCTTTGTCTTGAGCTGCCGCGATGTCAGAGTCGCTCTTGACCTCACGCTGGCCGATGGTTCCGTACTCGGTACGAAAGGTATCAGTCGGCATCGCCTCTCCTCAGTCCTCGTCGTCCGGCAGGAAGTCGGCGCGGAGCACGTTCCCGCGCGGGATGACGGCCAGCAGCTTGCCGTCCTTGTCCGTGACGTCGTAGCTCGTGGTCGGGTCCTCCGGGGACGCGCTGAACTTCCGCCCAGTGGGGTAGAACTGCGCTTCTCCAGTCACGAAATGTACCTTGACGCTCATTCTGTTCGTTTCTCCTGGTTACATGGGTAGCTGCGGCTCGGGAGCCACAGGCCCGGTAGGCGGCAGCATCGGCGGCGGCGGAGGAGTCCCAGGAGCCGGCGCCATGGGAGCCGTAGGCATCGGAGGGCCTCCAGGCTGCCTACCCTGAGAATACAGCCGGTGAGCCTCACAGACGGCCCGGAAGCGCATGAAGGTCAGCGTGTAGGATGGCCGTGTGGGCTCCTGTACGCCTTCCTGTGGCTCCATTCCGGGCTCGACGGGGTCGGACTCCTCGACCTTGATTCCCTTCGCTGCTAGAGCCTTCAGCCACACGATCAAGATTCTGGACGGAAGGTCCGCGGGGAGGAGCATCTGCTCGAGCTGCTCGGGGGGAATCTGCATCGGGGCTGGCTGGCCCATCTGCTCGGCCTGCTGCATCATGGCCGGGAGGGCTCGGGCCATCGCGTCGGCCTGCTCAGCCATCGCGAGCTTCTCTTCCCATCCAGACAATGCGGGGAGGAAGTTCTCCCATCCCGATCTCTCGACGCACTCCCGGCCGTCCTCGCCCTTCAGGGCCTTTCCGTAGACCTGCCAGAAGATCCCGTGGTTGTCCAAGCTCTCGTCCAGGTTCGGGACCTTCTCCTCCTGTCGGAAGGCGAACCACTTCCGCTCCGCGTCATCGATCTGCACGTTCGACTCGTCCATGAGGACTTGAGGAATGCGTAGGATTTTCGCCACCTCGCGCTTAGCAACGGGCGTATCGATCGGGATCAATCCCCTATCGAGATTGTCCTCGACCTGCTGCGCCTCGTATAGCTGGTCGCTGTAGCTAGCCTCTACCTCTACGCGCACATCCGTGAGCCCGGCGAGATCAAGCCCGGTGAATTCCTTGATCTCCCATGACTTTCCAGGCCCCTGAGTCTCGTAGCTGCGCGGCTCCAAGACCTTCTCGGAGAGAAGTACGAGCTGGTGCGAGAACAGCTCCTGGAAGCACTCGTCATACTCTTGGTTCCGCTGGTCCCTGCGCTCGGAGGACTTCTCCTGCAGAAGCTGGATCGCTCGCGCCGCCTTGATCCCCGGCGCAGCCTTGCCGACGTCCACGTCCTGCTGCCCCGTGAGGGAGCGCATGTGCGTCTCGATGCGGTCCGTCTCCTCGTAGATGCGGGAGTCGATCATGCGCGAGGGAAGCGGCTTCGGTTCCGCGCTCGGGGCCTCCGGGTCCATGTCCCAGACGGCCACTCGGCCGGGGAAGTTCTTCAGCCAGTTCGGGGACAGGAGTCGCATGCCCTTCGTGATGATCAGGCCATCGGTACCGTTCCGCTCCCGGTTGTCCGTGATCTGCGAGAACGCCATGTTCAGGCGGTTTTGCGGACTCACCAGCGGGACGATCATGCCCTGGGAGAAGAACTCCCCGTCCCGCGGCCAGAACCTCGCCACCCCGACCTTGACCCGCGGGTAGAACTCGCCCTTCTTGTGCTTGCACTTCGCCATCAGGTCGTCATCGATCAGCACGACGTTGTTGGCGATGTGAACCATGCGCCCGAGGGGATACTGCCTCGTGGGCTGCTGGTACGCCTGACGGAGACGGACGTGACGACGGTAGACGTTCCGGGCCGAGAGCGCCTCCTTGATCCCAGAGGAGTAGAAATTCGTGTCCCCTAGGGTCATCAGGTATTCGGCAATAGTTGCCGGATCTTCGGCCTTGATCTCCTCCGTCCCCTTCCAGACCTTCCCGTCCGCGTCTACGGTGACGTCGTAGTGGGCTGCGATGTAGTCCAAGCTCTCCGGCTTGTTGATGACGAACGAGCCCATGGACCGCGGGTCGATGCCGATTCCTTCGTTCTCGGGGAAGAAGTATTCCGGGCTGATGACCTCGATGTTCGCGTCGCCCATCGGAACGTCCCGGGCCAACTCCCGCCCGTAGGAGTCCCTTCGGTCGATCTCGTTGGGGAGGAGCTTCGCCGGGACGAGCCCTTGCGGCTCCTGGCACTGGAGGCAAGCCCGGGCGGTCCCTTCGATCTTCTGCTCGCCAGCCTCCATCGAGGCGGAAAGCTGAACACGGGAGCGGTGCTCAGGGGGGAGTCCCTTCAGAGCCTCCGGTGGGAGCTTCGGATCGGCGAGGATGAAGTCGCACGAGGGGTTGGCACACTTCACGGCTCCGGGGAGTCCCAGCCGTACCGTCTTCCGCCAGTCGAGATCCCAGTACGAAAGCCAGATCCCGACGCCATAGACGGTGTTCTTCCAGATGCCCTCATGGCGAATCCGGCCCCAGTGAATCTTCTCCAGGTGCCAGTTGAGGACTTCGTTCCCTACCCTCGTACCTCCACGCTTGGCCTCAGAGCCTCCCGTGCGGGGACGGACGTACGGCCTGGACTGGCGTCGGGAAGTCTTCCCGACTTCGTTGTCCACCAGCTCCAGGACTTTGTTGTGAACCGGCTTCGGGATGTCGTCGGCGGGGTCCTGGCTGGTCCAGCGGAACGAGGAGCGCGGATCGCGTCTTGCGTCCAGCCGAACCCACTGGTTGGACTCGAAGAAGTTCTTGGAGAGCCCCCACTCTCGGTAGAGGTCAGCTCGGTACGAGGACCGCTGGTCGCAGACCGCATCGACGTACTGACGGAGCCGGACAGCGTCGGCGCCCTTCGGAGGGAAGACCAGATTGCCAGGGTTGCTTAGATTCGAGACGCTCAAGATGGCTCCTCCGAACTAGCTAGCTGTCGTCTCCGGGCCGCGTCACGACGAACTGGGTAGGATTCCTCGGCCGAGCCGCCGCAGCCTCCCAGCCGGGCTCGTAGGCCCTCTGGGGGGCCTTCTGCGCAGCCATCACGGCCTGAGTGGTGGGATGGGAGACCGCTAGGAGCTGCTCATCCTTCGCCGCTACTTGGGATCGCAGGTGAGCAATCTCCCCGCGTAGGTCGGAGGCGAGGAACTCACGGAGCATGGTCAAGGCGGTGATGCAGGCGGAGCGTACGGAGAGGAGGCAGGCTACGCCGAAGCCGGCCAGGATCAGAGCGTAAAGGATGAGCCAGATCATCGGGGCCACTCATCCAAAATGGTGTCAACGGCTTCGATCAGGTGTTCGTCGTTGCCCATTATGGCCGAGGCGCGGATCGCGCCGCCAAGGGCGGTCGCCATGGCCCGCTTGCGTTCGTACTCGCAGTCTTCGCAACGCTCCGACACGCCCTGATAGTGGTTCGTATCGTGGACGGGTCGCGTCGTCAAGCCTTCGCCTCTTTCGCTCGCTCGACCGCCGCGCGCCAAGCCGCCTCGCGAGCCTTGAACGAAGCTTCCGACTCGCCCGACCAGCCGTTCGCTGTCTTGCGTCCCATGCGCTTGGGGGGATTGGCTTTGAGGGTGGCGAGGTCGGTCACTGAACACGCTCGTATGGCACATGCGTCCAGTCTAGGCCGGTAACAATGCGACTCACCCGGCTCTGGTTTATGCCGTAGGCCCGCGCAAGGTTGGCCTGCGCCTCGCCCATCTCGATGTACCTTCGTCGAATCTCACGCACGTCCTCGTCGGCCAGTTTGCCCTCTGGTCGGCGCCCAGGGACTGGACGAAGTAGGCGATTGCGCCCGGCCTGAAGACCTAGACCTCTCGCCAGCCTATCCCGTCGCTTGGTCGCGCTGTCCACTATTACGTCCGGCTCGGAGGATCGCACGGAGCGCGATGCACAGGACCGTCAGGAGAAGAGACCACCACCGGCTCAGGGGCCGGAGGAGCGGGGTCCCCGAACGCTCTCGTGGTAGGGACGCTCGGCGCAGGTTCGGAAACCACTACCGGCGCTGGCTTGGGCTTCGCAGCGCCCGGCTTCGCGACCGGCCCGAGATCGCCCGTCACTAGATCAGGCTTGGGCGGCTTCGGGACCTTGCGCGCGGCCGGCTTGGACTTGGGCGCCATGGAAGGCTACCTCCCGCCGCAGTCTAGCACGGGAGGCTACACGGCAGGACCGCTTTTACTGACCGTTGCGGATTCTCTCCACGCACGCTCTAACGGCTTCGCCGATGGTGGAGCCGACCGCGTTGTTCGCGCCGTAGGTCTCGTCCGCCAGCCATCCCTGCTCGCGTGGCCCGCGTGGCCTCACCGTCAGCCGGTGCTCTGATATGAGCGCCAGCGTCTCGGAGGGATCGGAGACGGGACGTGGCGTGCGGGCCGCCTCGGGGATGTGCGCGTCAAGGGGCTCGTCGCAGCGGCGGCAGAGGATCGGCCCGTCGCCCTCGCGGCGGCCAATCTCGAACCCATGCAGCTTCACTTCGCCTCCTTCGTGAGCCGTCGTGCCCGAGATTCCTTGCGAATGAGCATCATCGGGACACGCTTACTTCGGCGTCCGGGTACTCTTCGCAGGCCGTCAGGTACCGTTCGACCCACGGCACGAAGTCGTCATAGGAGCCCCAGCCGTTCTCCGGGTTGAAAGCCTTGAAGCGGTCGGGCTCAGCCTTCAGCAGCGCGAGGCCGGCGCGGAGCGGCTGGATCAAGTCGCGCGCGTGGATCGTCGCCTCGCTCTCGATCGCGTAGGCGCCCTCCGGGCCGTGGTAGTCCTTGCGGTCCTGAGCGGCCCGGATGCGCGCAGCCCGCTCGGGGTCGAGTTCGGCCGGCCGCCACAGCGCCTCATAGATGCCGGCCTCGGCAGCCATCTTGTTCAAGTTGTGCGTGATGTTCGCGTCGAAGACTTCGGTTGGGCGAACCGCGCGCAACGTCACATCCAAGCTCATGCCTTTTCCCTCCCCACCTTGAGCCGGAACAACTCCGCCCCCGTCTCGGGCACGCGCGCTCTAGCCTCCCACGCTACCCACGTCCTACGGGAGACGTGGACGAGGTCAGCAGCGGCGGCTGTGGACATGCCCAGGCTCTTACGGAGTGCGCGTAGGGCTTTGCCGGTCATCGGGATACCGTAGCCGCGTAAACGATCGGCCCTTGAGCGGAGAGCTTTGAAATGCTCCCAGCAGAAATCCATCGAGGACGTGTGGATGTCCATGGCGGACTGGCCTCCGCCAACTCGAAGGCGGCAGTAGGCAGACGTCTCACAGCCGTAGACGGAGCAGTCATCCCCGCTGCGTGGCTTGATCCATTCCAGCGTTTCCACCTTGTCGCTCATTCAGGGCAGCTCCACGTAGAAGGTGATGGGCTCAGGCAGCGCCCCGAAGCCATCGAGGCTACGGTCGAAGGCGCGGATCGCCTGCTCGACCGCCTTACTGTAGAAACGTCGCCACTCAACGCCAGCGCTCCAGCCGTAGCGCCCCACCGAAGACACCGGCAGTCCCGCCTCGCACATGGCCCGATAGACCGGGCACGCGCTGGAGACGCCTACCGCCCCAAGACTGCCGTCACACCCCTCCGCCCAGTGCTGCGCGGATACGTGGACCTCGCAGACCTGGCCGGTCATACGCGGAGCCCTCGGCCGGGAGCGTGCGGGCCACCGCGCGTCCGGCCCTTCCGGTCCCGATCGGCCATGTTGTCCTGATGAGTGCCGAGGAACAGGTGCGCCGGATTAACGCACGGCGGGTTGTCGCAGTGGTGGCAGACGCACAGGCCGTACGGGATGGGCCCGTGCGTGATGGCCCATGCGGCCCGATGCGCGTAACCCCACCTCTGGCCACGGACTGCGGGGCGGAAAGACCCGTAGCCGGTAGGCATCCTCCCGCCGGACCATGGCCAGCAATCTTCCGGCCCCCTACGGTCTACCTTCTGCCAGAACAGCTCCTCCGGCGACGGCCGGGGCGGGCGGCCCGGCTTGGTGGCCCTGGCCTGCAGATCGCGAAGCGTGACGTAGCGCCCAGCGCGGGCAAGCTCCTCGATAACGATATTGCTGGCCTGATGCCCAGTTATTCCGTACCGCTTGGCGATAACCTTCAAGCTCTTGCGCCCGCTAGGGGGCAAATGGGCTTGAGCGAGAACGGCCCGCAGCAGTCGGGCGTTGCGGGCTCTCATCCGAGGACCACCCCTCCTCACTCGACCGGCTTCCGGTTAAAGATGAGTCGTGCCCTCTGACGAGAGATGCCCATGACCTTGCCGATCTCCTGGAAGGATAGCCCGGCAGAGCGGAGGCGGTCGATGCGCTCTCTCTGGGCGGCCTTCTGCTCAGCCCACCATCGAGCGGTGGCGCGGCCTCCCTGGATATGTGCGGGCGGAGACGATCCGTGCATTCGAGCCATGTCCCCCATATTATGTGCCACCGATGCCGGCAGCGCAAGGGCTTTCTTGCCGCGCCACACGGGAAGATTCTAGCCATGTTGCCAAATAACCCTTGACTCCGGCCGGCTGGGGGCGTAACGTTACGCTATGCAGACGAACGGCAGCAAGAAGAGGGGACGATGAGCGCGATGAGCCGTCGGGCGCCGGAGAAGCCGAGTGAGATGGCGCTGCTCCGCATCCAAGCGATTCAGGCGGAGTACGCCATCGGAGCGCGCCTCCGTGAGGCGGGCGACAGGCTCCGCGCTGAGAGCGCCGGCACGAACGGCAAGCGGAAGGCGCGATGAGCCTGACTGCCGAGCAGGCGTGGGAATTGGGCCGCGATGCGGTGGTCGGCCATCTGCTGTGGCGCGCTGGAGCCTACCGAATTTACAAGAACCCGGCGACAGAACTCGCGGTCAAGTATCTGACGGAGGCGGCCGAGTACGCGAAGCGCATCACGCCTCCGGGCACAATCGGGGCACAGCCGAATCCTGTTCCCTCTACTGAGGAGAAGTCATGAGCGAGACGGAGAAGGAAGCTGATTCCGCCCGGGGCTCGGAAGGCACGGTCGGGGCACACACGCCGGGGCCGTGGCAAGTGATCCAGCATCACCACGCGGAGGGCGAGCTGTGGCTCTCCGTCAACGGCGAGACGAAGCGAGACGGGAGCGCTGAGTGGATCGCTGAGATCCGCTTTCGCACCGCCGACGAGGCCCGCCAGCGGGCTGACGCCCGCCTGATCGCAGCGGCGCCGGATCAGAGTCTCGCTCTGCGTGGCGCGCCGAAGCCGTTGTCGCGGCACGCCAACGCTGACGAGAGGCTCCAGTGGGCCGAGGCTTACGAGCGCTGGTATGTGGGCTCGCGCGCCGCCGCCATCTCCAAGGCGACCGGCCGATGATCCCCTCCACGGTCGAAGCGGGCCGCTTCCCGGCCAAGGTCGAGCACGTCCAGGGGACGCTGGAGATCAAGTCCAGCGAGTTCGGGCCGGTGCGGCTGTTCCGTGTCGGCTGCTCCTGCGGCCAGTTCCGCGGGTGCTGGTACTCGCAGCCTCAGCTTGCCTTCGCCAGCCACGCACGTCACGCGGGCCGGCAGGGCGTGGAGTTCCGCTCGTGAGCGCGCTCTTCGGCGGGCTTGGTGCGCTGGCGATCTACTACGGGCTCAGGCTGCTGGTGCCCGACGTCCCGCCGTACCAATGCTGCGGAGCGGCCCTACTTCTGGCTCTCGGCGCGAACCTCTGCGCCATCGGCATCGCCCGGGAGGCCCGATGAGCGCCACCGCAGACGCCTACGACCGCGAAGAGGCAGCCGCCCCGATCGCCTATGGATCGAAGCGCTGCGTCGCCTGCGGCCAGATCAGGCCGCTGGAAGGAGATGGCATGTGCTCCCCCTGCCTGAACTACAAGGCCGTGCCGGTCAAGGCTCACGTACCCCGTCCCCGGTACCGGGTGACGGTGACAGGACCGGAAGGCGTGGTGTTCGGGCCGCATGACTTCGTTACGGAAGCGGCGGTGGATCACTGCAGAGAGATGTGGCACAACCCCGAAGGAGGGTACGTGTTCGCCATCGAATACCTGAACAGCAAGCCCGGAGTGCTCCGATGACGGAGGACGACGCGGGCACGGATTTGGCCGCGGCCAAGAAGATCACAGCGCACGCCTTTCGCCCTGCCCTGGATGTCTCGCACTGCCGTGAGAACCACTGCGGTCCAGGCAATCCGGAAGGTTGCCATCACATCGTGGCCTGCTGGGAGGACGACCCCAAGGCTTGGTGCGGCCGGCCCCGTTCGGAGCACGAGCGATGACCTCCCGAGACTGGCTTATCCTCATCATCGCCTCCGTATCCCTGCTCGCAAGCTGCTGGCTGTCGTTGGTCGGCACCTACGCTGCTCTCCAGATGCGGCGTGCGGCCAAGAGGCTGGCGATCAGCAACGGCAGGACCATCGAGGACACGGCTCACGAGGGCCTGCTGTTCGCGGCCGGAGTCTGCCTTCACATCCCAGGACTCAGGGTTCGCGGCTGCGCGTGCTGCGGGGAGAGCGATCTGTGACACGGGAAGAGTTCATCGGCCGGGCGGCGGACGCGATCACGCAGCACATCGGTCCGGAGCGGTTCCGGCTTGAGGTGGCCGAGGCCGTCCTGGAAGCGGTGGGAGCGTGGGATCTGCTGGAGGCCGCGATCCGGGCGAACGTCGCCCTCACCCGGATCGTTAGCGACCATCCGTACTTGAACGCGCTGCTCCCGATGGGCATGGAGCGTGAGCGGGCGCTCGACGCCGTGTGCGCCGCCATCGCCAAGGCCGAGGGCCGCTGATGCGCGACTGGTTCGAGCGTCTCTTCTCCCCCTCCGAGGAGCCTAGCTACCTGCGCGACCCCTACGTCTTCGGCAAGGCCGCGTCCGAGGCGGAGCGCAGACGCCAGAAGTACGAGCGTCTGCGCCGCCGGCTGTTCCGCAAGGTCCGCGCGAAGGCGGTCCGGTCCAAGCTGCCCAAGGGCGTGCTCGTCCCGGCTCAGTGGCAGAGACATGAAGAGGAGAAGATCGGATGAGCTTGAGCAAGGATCTGATGTTCAACGGTTGCAAGCACGAGAAGTCCTGCAAGTCGTGCGGCCAAGGGCCCAAGGCGCACCACATGTTCGGCGCCGAATGCCGCGAGTGCGACTGGACGTTCTACGCGAACGAGTACCCGGAGGTGGTCGCCGCCGCCGAGGGCCACGCGGCGTCCTGCCGATGACCGACGAAGTCCGCGGACGCTTCGGCGTCGTGGCCCCGGAGGCGGTGGCGTACCTGAGAGCTATCGCAGACGCCTACTGCCGCGCACCGGAGCAGGAGTGGGCTGAGGGCAAGCTGCGGCACGTGCTCGATACCGAGCGATCGCGGTACGGGCTGGAGGAGCACCAGTTCTGGCCCATGCCGTACCCGGAGCCCGTGGTCGATCCGCCGGAGCACGGCGAGGAAGAGGAGAAGATCGGATGAGCGAGACTATCTGCGCCGTCTGCGACCAGGCGTACAGATGGGCATGGACCGACACGCACGGCGTGGCGCAGTGCGTCACCTGCGGCGCCCCGTATCGGCTCTATCACTACGAACACGACGCGCGCGTTGAATTGCCGCCCTCGTGCCTGTTCGCGGAGCAGGCCCCATTCTGGCGTCGGTGCTGGTCCGAGACGGGCCAGCGTTTCTCGGCCGGATGGCTGGGCCTGAGTTTCGGCGGCGGATACGACATCGCCAGCCCCGCGAACCGCCAGGCGGTACATGCGTGGTGGCTCGCGAACAAGACCGCGCCTGACGCGCCGAAGCCGGCCGAGGAAGCACGATGAGCGCCACCTATCAGGCTCCGCTTCTGGCTGGCTGCTCACGCTGCGATCGTAGGGCCGCATGAAGCGGCGCGCGGAGCCGGCCGTGAGCCTTGACGGCGAGCGTCGCTGGCATGTCGGGCGATGCCCACGCTGCCGCATCGCTCGCTCGGCCGTAGAGGTAGGGCAGGGCGACAAGCGCGGCAGGGATGAGATCGTCTCCGCTGGGTACGTCGTGTCTATCGAGGCCGGGCCGGTTCAGTTCCGGCCGCATGAGGAGGGGTGCCCGTGGCCGAAGAACTGACGACGCCGGGACCGTGGAAGATCCAGCGCTACGTGTCGGAGGTCGGCATCTACGGCCGAGACGGCGCGCTCGTAGCGTACTGCGAGACGACGCCGCACACGTCCAAGAAGCAGCGCGACGCCAATTCCCGGCTGATCCTTGCATCCAAGGATCTGCTGGCCCTGGCCCGGATCATCGGCTCCGCCTACCCGAACGACCCCGGCACGTCAGACCTGGACGACGAGCAGCCGGTATCCATCAGCCTCGGCACCGTGCGGAAGGCGTGGGCTGCGCTCGCGAAGGTGGACCGCGGGTGAAGAAATGGCTTGCGCAACGCTACCGAGTAGCGTAGATTCTCCGCAGTGAGCTACACCAAGCGGCCGCTCCCGGACACCGCCGCCCTGTACGCATGTCGGTGCCAGCGTTGCGGGCATTCGTGGAGAGCGTACCTGCTCCCGAGATCCTGCGCGCGGTGCAAGTCCAAGAGCTGGCGTACCAAGCCTACGGCAAAGAAGGTGGACCGATGAGCGACGAAGAGGAAGAGATCCTCCCTGAGGAGCAGGTGGCGTTCATCGGCCCCTGTACCTGCGACCACGAGCCGGAGGAGCACAGCTGGGGCTCCTGCGATCAGGACGGCTGCGCATGTGAGGCGGGGTGGGAAGAATGAGCGTAGATCCTTGGACGCGCGAGACGTGGACGCGAGCCTACGTTGAGAATCGTATGGACGGCGAGGGTGACGACATCATCCGGCTCGCCACGGAGGCGGAGCGCATGTGGCAGATGCGCTGCCCTTGCGCCTCCTGCGATCGTGCCGAGGTTGGGAGGGCCGAGCCGTGACTCTCGTCCAGTACATCAAGTGCGACGCATGCGGCCACACGTACGCGGGCCCGGGCTTCTCGACCAAGCCGAACTACCGGGAGGAGATGTTCGCGCTCGGGAACGGACGCCACCAGTGCGCCGCGTGCTTCGCGCGGCCCCTGAGCGAGCAGGCTCCGGAGGTCGCTGCCATCGCCGCCAAGACGGACCGGAGCGGAGACTTCGACGGCTCGTGGGATCTCAAGTGACCGACGAGCTGCTGGACCACATCCGCTCCTGCGCAGCCGACTGCGTGAACGCGAACGAGCCGGACCGGATGCTCTGCGAGCGCTGCTCCTGCGAGCTCTCCACGGATCGCATGTGGAAGCGGCTGTGCGTCGAGTGCATGGACACGGACGAGATCCCCCAAGTGGAGGCCAAGTGAGCGAGACGGAGACGAACACGCAGGGCGCGCTGGTGGAGGCTCTGGCTGCGGCCAAGAAGTCCATCACCGCCCCGAAGAAGGGCCGGACCGCCAACGCCGGGAAGTACAGCTACAACTACGCAGACCGCGCGGACGTCATCGAGTCCTACCAGAAGGCGCTGGCCGACAACGGCTTGGCCCTGGTCCACTCGGTCATCCTCGGCGAAGGGATGCACACCATCCTGTTCTCCCGCCTCGTCCACAAGGGCGGCGGAGAGATCACGTCCAGCATGCCGATCCCGCACTGCGATGACCCGCAGGTCCTGGGCTCATGGCTCACGTACCTGGAGCGCTACCAGTCCTGCGCGCTCCTGGACATCGCGGCCGAAGAGGACGACGACGGCGGCCTGGCGAAGCAAGCGGCGGCGGACCGGAAGGAGAAGAGCAACCAGCCCGACCCGAGCATGCCGCACTACCAGACGCGGGCCGCCATCCAGTTGATGGCCGAGCGGCTCGCCGAGGAGTCCGGCGGGCTCTGGCAGGAGATCGTCCGCGATGCCTCGTCCTTCCAGACGAGCGACGGCAAGACCAAGAGCTTCAGCGACCCGTACATCCCGAGCCTGTCGGAGAAGTGGCTGAAGGGCGTTCACTCGAAGCTCTCGGCCAAGCTGCCGATGCCCGAGGAAGCGGGCGCCGCCGAAGCTGCGGAGCTGTTCACGTAATGAACTTCCCCGGCCACTTCGACCAGCTCGGCAGGCTCCGGCTGCGCAACCGCGAGCAGTGGGACGCCTACGGGCGGTCGATGGCCGGGAAGGAAGTGACGTTGACGGTCGAGAAGCGCAAGACGCCGAAGACGCTCGACCAGTTAGGGTTCTACTACTCCGTCGTGCTGCCGGACTTCGGCGAGGCGTGCGGCGAGGACGACATGCGCCGGCTGCACATCGATCTCAAGGACGCGTTCCTGGCGAAGCACTCGCACGCGAGCCACGTCACTGGTGAGGTGATTTCGTACACGCCCAGTTTGGCCGACGTCTCGATCGCGGAGATGTCGGAGTACCTGGACAAGATCCTGCGCTACGCAGCCGGCAACGGCTGGACGATTCGAGAGCCACGATGAGAGAGCCGCGAGTTCACTTTGGCCCCGTGCGCTGGCCGGCCAAAGACGGGATGTTCGACTACTACTACGGCCGGGCCGTCTGCGGCGCGCCGCGGTCGGCCGAGACTACCGAGTTTGATCCCAACGTGACGTGCTCGCGGTGCCTCGCGTGGCTGATTGCGAGAGCCGCATCGTGACCGTAGCTGACAGCACCCTGCAAGCCCGCGTGGGGGTCCTGACCCTTCGCTCCCTCACGGGTCCGCTTTGGCTCGGAGCGGAGCCGGGTGCTGTCAACTGCGGTCGCCGGAACTGGCGCCGGGGGCTTCGGCCCTGGATGGCGCGCCGTGTGGCCGCAGCCGTAACTAACGCGCCGTTCCGCAGGGAGCGCGGAGACGGGCGCAGGGAGGGTTGATGAGGCTGGTCAAGGCGGTCGTGGAGATCGACAACTCAAGGTGGTCGGGCGGCTCCGTCGAGCGCAAGCGGGTGTCCGGATGGAAGGTCCTGGGCGAGCCCGATTCGGACCCGGACCGCATCGCGCCTCTCTTCCTTCACCGCTCGATCAACGCGAACGGCTGGAGCGTGACCGACCCGAGGACGGGGCTTGCATTCCTGAACTGCATGCCCACGAAGAAGGCGGCCGTGGCGCTCATGCAGGACATGGTCGTCCTGCTGAAGCGGCACATGAAGCGCAACGGGATGCGGGCCGGAGCCTAGGTGCCCACCCTGCCGAAGCCCGTCCGCCCCGAGCCGGCACCGAAGCGGAGGATAGAACGGAGCCCGAAGTGCGAGTGCGGCTGCAAGATCGGCGGCCACCGTCTCTCCAAGGTCATGGGCATCATCGGCCGGCAGGACTGCCTGAAGTGCGGTCCGGCCCGGTGCTTCGTCTATCGTCCCCTCCGCTCCGTAGTCCGCGCGATCGTTCCGCAGAAGAAGGCGCCGCAGATCCGCGTGACGTTCGCGAAGTGCATCTGCAAGCACGGCATCGACAAGCACATCAACTTCCCGAAGGACTCCGGCCCGTGTGGGGTCAAGCGCTGCACGTGCGACCTGTTCTCGCGGCAGAGCCCGCCGCCGGCCGTCGCCCGCAAGTCTGCCCCCGCGAGGACGAAGCGCAAGCTGATGCCCAAGTGTCGTCACTGCGCGCACCCGTACAGCCGTCATGCCACCGGCCCGGGAGCGCAGCCCGATCCGGCCTGCTCACGCTGCGCGTCCTGCCCCGGCTACGAGCCCAAGCGAAAGACCCGCTCCGATAAGAAGCCCATCGGGATGCGGGAGTCGGACTTGGGCAAGGCGAAGCGGACGCTGTGGGCCAAGTTTAGGGCCTACATCTACCGCCGAGACGGGAACGTCTGCTTCACCTGCGATCGGGTCCTGACGGACGAGGACATCCGAGCCGGGAAGCGCCAAGCCGGCCACATGTTCCCGGGCAGGACGGGCGCGCTCCTCTTCGACCCGCTCGTGGTTTTCGTTCAAGATGCCCACTGCAACAAGGGGCTCTGCGGGAACACGCCCGAGTTCGTCCGCCGATACGTGGAGCGGTTCGGCATCGAGCAGTTCCAAGCGGCCGTCGCCCGGACGTCCCGGGACAAGCAATGGCGCACCCATGAAGTCCGGGAGCTGATCGCAGCGCTGAACCGCGATCCCTCCGGGGCGGAGTACGAGGCGCTGTACATGGAGAAGCACGGACTGGCGGCGCCGGCCGCCGCGAGAGGGATCGAATGAGGAAGCCATCGCCGCTGCCGTGGAACGCTGGGCGCCGGAAGGTGTACCTCGCCTGCCGGGCGATGATGGACGTCATCGCCGGCTGTACCGACCGCGAACTGGAGGCGGTCATCCATCGCCTGGGAACGCTCCGCCAAACTAACTGCTCGTGGGTCGCCTACGGTGCGCGCGGCGTGCTGTCCAAGGTCGCCAAGAACGAGCAGTTGCTGCGCCGCCAGCGGAAGGCCGGCAAGGCCGGGAGCGCAGCGTGAGCACGCTTCTGCAGGGTGACCCTGGATGGGACGCGAACGGCTCGCCTGCGACCGCCGCAGACGTTGCCATAGCCATCCTGATGGCTGCCATGCCCGCGTGTGCGTGCGGCTGCGGACGCCTGCTGTCCGGCCGGCAGAGAAAGTACGCATCCAAGGACTGCGCGAACCCGAAGAGGCCACGCCGCCGGGGGCCATACTATAAGGGCTCTCCGTCCTACGAGCGAGCGCGGGTGCTCGCTCGCTTCTGGTCCCGCGTTGAGAAGCTGCCCGACGCCCCCGGGTGTTGGCTCTGGTCCGGAGCCAGTGTGCCGCTCGGGTACGGCAAATTCAGCGTGGACGGAGCCCAGATGTACGCGCATCGGTTCGCGTATTCCATCGCGAATGGGGTCTCTGTCGGGCCCGGGACTGAGGTTCATCACCGCTGCGGTGTGCCCTCCTGCGTCAATCCGGCGCATCTCCAGGCGCTCCGGCCGGAGGATCACGCCGCGATGCACCGCGAACTACGTACTCCACGGAGCGTGTGCGCCAAGGGCCACGCCCTAGCTGACGCTCCCGTACGGTCCTCTGGGCGACGGGACTGCCGTCTCTGCCGCAGCGCGTGGGGAAAGACCCGGAAGCGTGACCGTCGCCGCTGTGGAATCTGTCGCGTTTTCGCGCAAGCCCACGCCTCCAACGACCACGCCTTCATCGCCGGACCGACCAAGCGAACCGTTGACCCGACAAGAACCCATTGCCGCAACGGGCACGAATTGGCGGCAGGGAACCTGATGGTCTATCCCTCCGGCTGGCGTGTCTGCCGTGGATGCCACAGGGCGGCAGACGCCAGGACCAGGGCGAAGAGAAGGGCGGCACGAAATGCGTGAGGCTTGTTCGAAGAACGAGACGCCCGTGACTGACACCTTCTGCGACTGGTGCGATCACGCCAAGAGCCGACACGGCAGCTTTGACCAGTGGTGCGATGAAGAGGACTGCCCGTGCGAGGAGTTCGTAGAGGCTGACCCGCCGCTGGTGAAGTGCCGTGGCTGAGCACCAGTGGATGCCGGAAGCGATCGACCGCGAAGGCGTGGCCTGGGGCTTTTGCAGTTGCGGCTGGGGCAGGACCGGCATGTACCAGCGACAGAAGTCAGCGTGGGTCCGCCACCGTGAGATCCACGAGCGGAGGCTTCGTGCGCGGTCCTGATGCGGCACAGCCTACGGGGATACTAGCGGAACCGGATCGGATGGGCTCCGACCCAGTTCCTCACCACAGCACTAAGGGGGGTCAGCACCATGGCTGAGCAGGATAGTAGCACCGCCGACAGTTGCGCCACGTGCGTTTTTCACGCAGTGGTCATGTACGGGGGCCTCGTGTGCCGGCGCTTCCCGCCCGTCGCCTACGTTCGCCACTACGAGCGTGACGGCTACACCGAGAGGGAGACGACCACGGAGCGCCCGGCCGTGGATCTAGAGGACTGGTGTGGTGAGTTCAGGCCGATCAAGTAAATCGTAGACTCGTCCCTCCCATGGTGTAGAATGGACCCTGTTCGCGTAGCCCGCTGAAAAGAAAAGCGCCCCGGCTAGGGGGCGCCTTTGAGGCGGGAGGACCAAGGAGGAGAGTCCTTGATCGACGTAGATTCTACCACGTCGCCCCGTCTCACAGGACCACGAATGCACGCACGGTGCCATTCGTGAGTTTGTCGGTTCGGAACTGGGACAAGTTCCAGCACTACAAAGCGCGGCGTCCGCCGTGGATCAAGTTGCACCGCGGGCTCCTTGAGGACCGCGCGTTCCTGTCCCTCCCCCTCTCCGCCCAGGCGCTGGCCCCCCGCCTGTGGCTGATCGCCTCCGAGACCGAAGACGGATCCCTACCAGATGACCCGGCCGATCTCGCGTTCCGCCTCCGTTGCTCCGAGGCGGAGGCGGTATCAGCGGTGAACGCGCTGATCCAAAACAAGTTCCTGTCAGGGTCTCTCGATGTTGCTAGCGCCACGCTAGCGCCTTGCGTGCATGTTGCTACCCCAGAGACAGAGGGAGAGACAGAGGGAGAGGAGAGACAGATCCCGCCGGCTTCGCCGCCGGCCCTCGCTCTCGTCCCGGTCGTCACGGCCACCGACTGGAACCGGGAAGCGGCGGACGACTTCAAGGCGGTGTACGGGGCGAACCCCCCGCAGCAGTTCTTCGCGCAGGTCAAGCCGGTAGCGAAGCAGTACGGATGGGCACGGACCAGGCCCGCCCTCCGGGCCTACATGGAAGAGACCCCGATCGAGTTCCTGAACGTGGCGAAGTGCTTGTCGTCCAAGGTCGCCAACTTCGGGGCGCAGCCACGAGCGGCACCCGCCAGCGCTCGAGCGAGGCAGCGGACGGACGGCATGAGGGCGCTGGTTGAGGGCGGGCTGAAGGGAGACGGGACCGTATGACCGACGCGGCATTCAAGGCGGGCATGGCGCAACTGGCGGTGACGTTCCCGAACGCGGACGAGGAGCCGGCGGTCAAGGGCGCCCGGTCCCAGGTGTACCGGCGGATCTTGGACTACATGTCTGACGCAGAGTTCGCCTACGCGGTGGACGAGGCGCTGCGGTACGAGAAGTGGTTTCCGACGCCGGCCTCGCTGATCTCCTACGCGGACGAGTACGCCCCGCCGGTCAAGGCCCTGCCGGCGGTCAGCCCGGCCGAGCTGGAGACGAGGCGGGAGAACCACAAGCAGCAGATGGGCCAGCTTAAGGCGGCCCTAGTGGAGCGCGGGCTGATCCCTGCCGACGCTCCGGAGCCGGTGGAGGATCTGCGATGAGTGAGAAGGCAGGACCGGAGCTGGACGCGAAGCTCGCGGAGCTGATGGGTCTCGGCCGAAACGTGAGGCTGTCCGGGAGCACAGAGCGGGTGCGCATCTACGACCCGAACCCGTTCTACTCGGACGGATCCGTCACCGCACTGGACGTGCGACGAGCGGGTCCGAAGCCGTACTCCACCGACGTCGCGGCCGCCATCTCCGCAGCGGAGGAGCTCCGGAAGGCGGGGAGGATCGACGCCTGGGACATCCACCAGTTCGAGACGTCGAGCGCCAGCACGGGCCGGCTGAACGGACGAACGATGGTCTGGAGCGATGCAGTACAGGGAGATCCTGACTCAGCGGACCCTAGAGCGCACGCACTGACGCTTGCGCTTGTGGCTGCGCTATCCGCGGAGCCGGTAGAGTCCATGAAGGGAGGCAGGGCTTGAAGGCTGATCCTAAGCCGTACGAGTGGGACTTTGACGGGGCATGCGCGCCGGGCGCTGAGTGGTCGGGCCGAGAGAGCTTCAGCGTCGGGATCTTCCAGTGGGTGCCCAAGGCCGGCGGCGAGGGCGTCAAGCGCTCCAAGGTCATACGCCGGATCAAGGGCGGGACATCGGAGGCCGAGACGCGGCGCGTGTTCGCCGAGGCCCGCGTCGCCGTAGATCGGCTCAACGCGCTGGGCGCCACGGACGGCGACTTCGCATGAGCACCCAGCCCACGGTCCAACCAGACACTCAACCGCTACGAGTCAACGGGCGCGATCCCGATGGCTTCGTAGAGGGCAGCGAGGAGCAGCGTCAGTTCCGCCGCATGTGCCGGAAGTATTCGCACGAGGACAACGCAGTACGGCGCAGGTACTACCGGAACACACGTACACGTCAGAGAGAGGCAGCGCTGATGTGTCCTGAGGTGATAACGGGCGAGGCGCAGAAGCGTGCTCGACGTGCAGCGCGAGCGCTCGGAGTAGAAGTACCGGACTGGGCTTCAGGGTGGAGCGATTACCGATGAGCGAGAGACTGACTGACGAGCAGGTGGTGGTGGAGCTCCGGCGGATTCGCGATGAGGAGCCCAAGCACACCTGCGATTACGAAGGCGAGTGCTGGACGTGTGGCACGCAGTTCCCGTGCTTGGAGCGTCGCCGCATGGATCTGGCCGTTGCCCTCCAGGAGCGTCTCCAAAAGGCATCTCAGGACAACTGCATCCTGCGCAAGATCAAGACGGACGGCGACACGGCGCGTGAGTTCGATCGCGCTGAAATCGCACGCCTGCGGGAGCGTCTCCAGGCGGTGGAGGCAGAGATGGAGGAGGCGCAGAAGCGAGGCGAGGAGCTGGGCGCGCTCGACTGCCAGTCGCACGCCGACCACATCGCGGCCATGCACGACCAGCTCAAGTGCTCCTGCAACTACGACCGCAAGGGCGACATCTGCGCGTGGCACGCCGACATCGTGGACTCCGCCCGCCAGCAGGCCCGCAGAGAGGCGTTTGAGGAGGCGGCGAAGTTCATGGAGAGCCGCAAGGTGACGGCGAGCGAGTTCTACGGGCGTGAGCTCCGCGCCCTCGCCGAGGCGGCCCCCAAATGAAGGTAGTGCCGATCGCCGAGCGATTCCAAGGTTACATTGAGCGCATTCCTTTCTCGGAGTGCTGGTACTGGATGGGGTGCCTCAGCCCCAAAGGCTATGGGTACTTTTACCTAGCGGGGCGTCAGCACAGGGTGCATCGTGTTTCGTACGAGATGCACGTAGGGGCAATCCCGGCGGGCCTCCAGATCGATCACAAGTGCCGTGTGCCGTCCTGCGTTAACCCGGATCACTTAGAAGCCGTCACGAACCGCGTCAACGTCCTGCGAGGCACAGGGCCTTCGGCAGTGGCCGCTGCAAAGACGCACTGCGCTCGTGGCCATGAATTCACACCGGAAAACACGTATCGGTATCTCCGGCTAGGCACCTACAGGCGTCAGTGCCGGGCTTGCGGTCGGGCTGACGTGAAGCTCCGACTTCGGAGCCGAAAGGGGGTCGAGAGATGAGAGGCAAGGCCCTCCCCTACGCCGGATTCGCGAAGCTGCGTCCTGGTCGGATTCACGTCTTCTGTCCTGCCTGCAAACGGAAGATGTCGAACATGCCGCGCACGGAGGCCTTCAACGGCCTAGTGCCCGATCCTCCCAACGCGGTCCTCGTTCATATCTGGTGCGACTGCACGCAAGGTGGAAAGGAAGACTTCGGTGGATTCCTGGACGCTTACGGGAGGTGGCTTTGCAGCTACTGCGGCCTCCATAACTGCGATAACAACGGCGGGCGTCGGCGTTGCGACGAGCGCTTGATGCCAAGTTGGGACTGATGACCGACAACACCAAGCCGGGCGACAAGACAGTGGGCGGGCGGACCGTGTGCGGCGTGTGCGAGAAGGCCGAGGTCGAGTACACCCGTCGGAAGTGGGCCTTCCCGGTCTGCTACGGATGCATGCCTCCGGGCGAAGGGCCGCAGCGGCGCAAGAGCGATCCCGACTTCGACGATCGGGTACCGCCGGACGACTCTCACTCCCGCGGAATCCGTGAGGGGCTAGAGAGGGCGGCTACCTGGCACGACAGCATCGCATCCAACCCGAACGCGCAGGCACTGGAGGCGATGACACACAAGGCGTCGGCCATCTACCTCCGCGCCGAGGCATCGAAGCTGGAGGACAGATGAACGCAAGAGGGCTGATCGATTCGCTGCGGCGGGAGAATGGCAGCCTACGCGCGCGGGTCCAGCGGTTGGAGGAGGCGCTGCTGAGGCTGGTTGAAGCTGTGGAGGGAACCCCGGACTTCCCGTTCGAGGACGATCCCAACGGCCCTGGCGACTTCAGTTGCCCGATGTGCTTCGAGTCGGTGCGTAGTACAAAGTGGGTCAATTACTCCCCGGTGCCTTCACGTCCCCTGCTGCATGCGCCAGATTGTCCGAAGACGCTGGCAGCTTCTGCCCGCGTCGCCCTGCGGTAAGATTCCCCTTGCTGGCGACCACTACCGGCTGTATAATGCGCACCAGCAAACGCCGGCCCTACGCCCCTTATGGGCACGCCGGCCACTGACCCCGATGGAGGGCTGATTGGCCGACGCGGCGTCCACCCAAGCATCCTCCGATACGACCTCCGACGCTACTCCCGGCGTCAGGGCGACGGCTGCCAGCTTGGAGCCGTCGCTCCCCGCATGGGACGCGCTGCATCTGGCGCTTGAGTCGGGTACGCCTCTGGTCCGCTCGCCCGAGTACATCGCCCGCTCTAACGCCGTCTTCGCGGCCAACCGCAAGCCGGACGATCTTGAGGCGTGGACGCTGCGGCTAGCGGACAGCCTCGCGGAGTTCCGGGATTGAACCTCCCCGCCCTGCTCTCCCAACTGGAGGAGCACGAGTGACCGCGCCGTCTCGGATCTTCGAGGGGGACTACAGCGCGCCCATGTGGGCCGCCATCAACAGCGCGGAGACGGTCGAGGATCTTCGGTCGGCACTCTACCTCGTGTGCTGCCGGCTGCAAGAGTTGGAATCCCAACTCCGAGGCGATCGCGCGGCGCTTCAGGCCACCCTGAACCGTGCGCTACCGGTGGTTCTGCGGTGAACGAGGAGCACGAGTGAGCGCACTCTTTGATCTGGCCCAGCGATTCGTCGGCGAGGTCGCCGAGCTTCCCGGCGCGAAGCATTCCCCGTTCATCCAGTGGTGCCACGAGTGCTGCGGCCTCGGCCCTGACCAGCCGGACGAGACCCCGTGGTGCTCCAGCTTCGTCAACCGCATGGCCTGGATGCTGCGCCTGCCCCGGTCGAAGTCGGCGGCGGCGCGGTCATGGCTGGCGATCGGAGTCCCTGTCAAGCCAAACGAAGTGGCTGTGGGCGACATCGTGATTCTGAAGCGTGGCGGCGGCAACCAGCCCGGCCCCGAGGTAATCAAGGCTCCGGGGCATGTAGGACTGTTCGCAGGCTGGGACGGTGGCCGCGTGCGCGTGCTGGGCGGCAATCAGAGCGACAGCGTGACCATCGCGGGCTTCTCCGCGGCGGACGTGCTCGGCTTCCGGAGGCTGCATGCCTGACGGTGATCTGATCCGGGCCTTCCCCATCTCGGACTTGCGCGCGTCGATCGACAAGGCGTTAGCGACGATCCCTCCCGGCGACAACGTGGCGGTGGTGGCCTACGCCAACACGGAGGGCGCCAAGCTCGCGGCGTTCGCTCGTATCGGCGCGGGGTTTTCGTTCATGGGGGTACTCGAGAAGCCCTACGGCAAGGCGCTCCAGGCCGAGGCGGCTCTCGTGTGGTCGAGGTAGGAGGCTGACATGCATGGCATCGCCGAAGTTCGTGACGTCATCGAGATCCAGAAGGGATGAGCGGCGACTTGGAGTTTGCGCCCATCGAGAAGCGGGAAGCGTGCCCCAACTGCGGGTATTGCAAGCACTGCGGGCGTAGCAACGAGCCCTTCCGCTTCGTGCCCTACTACCCGGTGTATCCGGTGTATCCGACCTATCCGACGTGGCCGCCGTACACCATCACATGGGGACCGAACAGTGCTCCGTACTCCATCACCTCCAGCGCGGGAGACTGGATCGGCGGCGGGGTGTGGCTGTGAGGGCGTTGGCGCTGGCGCTGCTCGTGGTCATGACCGGGTGCGGATGGAAGGGCTCCCCCAAGGTGCCGATCGATCCCGGATACACGGCCTGCATGGACGCCTGTCCTAGCCGTGTGTGCGCACCCGAAGGGGACAAGTGGACGTGCCTGCCGGAGGCCAAGTGAGAGCGCGGCTCGCGGCGGCGTTCCTCTGGTCCACGCTGCTCGTGTCCTGCGGCGGTACGCCTCCGATCCCGGACCCGGTAGGCTTCGCTCAGTGCGTGGCTCGCTGCGAGGCGCCCGGTTTCTGTGCGCACGGAGCCGGCGGCTGGACTTGCGTCCGTCCCGAGCCAACTCCTCCGCCAGCTTGCACGCCTCCGAAGGTGATGTCTCCGCAGGGCAACTGCGTCCTCCCGTCCCCGCCGTACGGCTACGCCTGCGATCCTCCCTGCAACAGCGGTGAGCAGTGCCTGCGCGAAGGCCGGTGCGGAGGGCACGACTGCTTCGCCTGCTTCCCGATCCCATCGCCTACGCCGACTCCTGTTCCAACTCCAGCGCCGACCGCGACTCCGACTCCTGCGCCCACGGCCACACCTACGCCGGTCCCGACTCCCGTCCCGACGCCTACCCCGTGCGTGCCCGGCTCGACCGTGCAGCGCGTCTGCGTGAAGGTGGACGGCTCGACGTTCCCCTACACCCCTGACGCCTGCTGGACGTGCGAGAGCTGGACGGGCTACATGGTGCGCAATGGGTACTTCACCGCGGGAGATCCGGCGGAGGACGGCGACGTAGGCGGCTACCCGGGCCACTGGAAGAACAGCGACGCGCAGCAGGTTCTCGTTGGCCTGATCCGCAAGAGCGACTGCGCCAAGGTGGACCCCCGCAACGGCAACGTCACGGGAGTAGCGATCGACCCGCCCTACATGGAGAAGCGTACGGTGGTGACGCCCTGCCCGTCGCCGAGCCCCACGCCCTCGCCCGGACCGACGCCTACCCCGCCCCCCAGTGGCTGCCCGGTCGTGTCTCAGGTGGGCGGCTCGTTCCTGACGGCCCGCGACTGCGGGAAGAAGTGCGTCGATCAGGGCTACCTCGGGTACGTGGTCAACGTCACGTCCACGGAGCTGTGCCAGAACGGAACACCCGGATGCTCGTGCGACCCGGCCCGCAACCGCTGCGAGACGCCGAAGACGTGCCAGGACCCGCGAGGCTCGACGGTGTACCTGTCCCTCCCGGGCCACTTCTCGCACGACCTCGCGGACGAACGCTCGGACAATCCGTGGAACCACCAGCACAAGCCAAAGGCGGCTGAGACGGGCGTCACGGAGTTCCTGCACTGCCCCTTCCATGCGCCGTGGACGGACGGCCGCTGCACCCCGAAGTGCATGGACATCCAGAAGGCTGGGCCACGCGAGGTGCCCTGCCGGTGATGACCCACCCCAGCCGCCTACGAGCGAACGAGACGGACCGCGAGATCAGCTTGCGCCGCAGCATTCAGCGAGCGACCGGCAACGGCTGCGCCTGCCGCCTAGGTGACGAGCAGGTCAAGAGCTTCGCGCATCGGGTGCGGATGTACGCGCACCTATCGGGAGAGTCTCCGGCATCTGTAGCGGGCGAGATCGGCTTGCGCGGGGAGGCCGCGGCTCAGGTGCTCGCGGCTCTGGAGAACGAATGAAGCCAGACGTTGACGATCTGCACCGTCACGGCTTTTACGCCACGCCCGGCCCGGAGAGGCTACCCGGCTGGACGAATCGCTGCGACGTCTGCGGAGGCCCGTACAGCGCGCCGCAGCATCAGGGCGTGGAGCAGTCGGTACTGGACGCGAACGTGCTGCGCGCGGTCCTGGGTGAGAGGTGACGCTCGCGGCTCTGGAGGCGGAGTGACGCGCGAGGCGCAGGAGTACACGCGCGCGCTGGCGGGCGAGGCGCAGCGGCTGCTGGACACCCTGCCGGAAGGGGACGCGCTCGGTCGCCGTAGCCTGGAGTCCCAACGCGACGCGCTGCTGGCGGAGCTTGCGGAGGCCGAGGCCGAGTGACCGATGCTGCTCCACTTCGCGCAGTCCGTCCCGGTCGAGTCTGTCCTAGCGGCTCCCCCTACGGCTGTGCTCGGGCTGGTGACGGTGCTGCTGGTGATCGCTCTGGCTGCTACGTTGCGCGCGCTCATCGTGAAGAAGCGGAACGGCCACGAGAAGCCCGACCCCGCAGACGAGATCGCCAAGAACATCGCGCTGATCGAACGTCAGGGCATCGACCTACCCCGCAACTGGAGAGACTGGGTAGACCTCAGGATTCAGCACAAGCAGAGAAACAAGCGCGCGAACCTGCTGGCGTATGCACACCTCATCGAACACGGGAAGGGCGAGAGGGTCGCCGAGCTGCTGCGCGAAGAGGCTGACGAGGACGAATGATCGTATGGACACATCAACTCCAGAGAGGCACGACGCATTCCGAGACACGCGCAACTGCGGCGTATCGCTCGCTACTCTCATTCCGTGAGAGGATCAAGAGGGCTGAAGTGTTCGATCTACTGAAGTCGGCGCCGAAGTGGTTTCTGCTGCTGGTCATCGCGGCCTCTACGGCGTTCGGCTCGGCCTCTGCCACCATGGCCGGCATGGTGGTCATCGACTCACTGTCCCGCATCGAACGGAACGCGCGAGACTCCTGGCAACAGACGCTCGCTGAGCAAGCTGAGCGTCTCGGGAAGGTGGAGAGCAAGACGGCGCAGAACACCGACGAGCTTTATCGCCGAGCCCAAGCGGACGCGGAGTTCAGAGCAGAGATGAGACGTGAGTTCGACCGCCTGAACTTCAGGCTCACACAGAAGGGGAGATAGCCCATGACCTACTGCGAGACCTTGGGCCCGTGCCAGCGTTCCGGGTGCGGCCGTCCCGCCTGCGACCACGCGATCCCGTCTCCGCACGTTCTCCACGACCGTCAGACGTGGTGCGACGGCTACGTGCCAGCCGAGGAGGAGCAGCAGGGCTTCGGCGAGTTCGAGGGGGGCGGAGGCTCTTCGGGCGGCGGCGGGGCGAGTGGTGGCTGGTGACTGTTCTGGCGTGCTAGCCCCGGAGGGCAGTTTGACCGAAGACGAATCCTCTACTACTCCGTCCGTAGAAGAGCGATTGGAGCGTGCCCTTGGCCTGCTAGAAGAGTGCGAGTCGGTCATCATGAAGTACCAAGAGGAGCGCGGCGGCCAAGGTGATCTGCTGCGCAAGCTTCAGCGGCTGCTAGACTAGAGCCACGTAGGAGGCTTGATGGACGGCCAGGCAATCCTGACGGTTTCGGCGGCGGTGGTGGCCCTCACCCAGATAGCGAAGTGGGCCGGGCTCAAGGACAATCGAGGCCCGATCGCGGTGCTAGTGTTCGCGCTCTTCGGCGTGATTCTGTGGGGCTTCAGCGTGGGCGACTTCGAGCGCAACCAACTCTTCGCTTACTTCGGCGGATGGGTAGCAGTCGCCACGTCGGCGGCCGGCGTGTTCGGGTTCACGAGGAGCGGCGCCGATGCGCTGACGGCAACCAAGAGCCCCCCGCCGGGCGCGGGGGCCAACCCGACCATCAAGTCGTAGGTCCATGGCCTACCGTAAGGACGAGAACGGGCTCACCGACCGCCAGCGGGCGTTCGCCACCCTTCTCGCCACAAGACCAGGAGAGCACGAGTACAAGCTCGCCATAGAAGCGGGCGTCCCTCCTGCGGGAGCTGCGGTGTGGGCGTCCAGAACAGCACGCTTGCCGAAGGTCCAGGCGTACTACCAGAAGCTTACGTCCGCGGCCGTGAAGTCGCTACGCAAGGAGCGAGGAGAGATCGCCAACCTCGCGGAGGTCTTGGCCTACCATACAGCCACGATGCGAGGGAAGATCGGCCGCTTCATCCGCGAGGACGGGTCCGTAGACGTGGAGAGCGTCCGCAAGGCCAAGGGCGGGGCGATCAAGAAGTACCGCTCCCGAACGCAGAAGTACGGCGGCGAAGACGGGCCCATCGTGGAGACGACGGCGGAGATAGAGTTGGCCGATAGCCAAGCCGCCGCGAACGCACTGCTGGGCCACTACAACCGCACCGGAGATGGCGAGAGGGCTACCGTCAATATCGCCGTGATCAACAACCTGCCGACCGGGCCACGCATCGACCTGATCAAGAAGTTCCTCTCCCAAGAGCAGACCTAGCGGTAAGCCTTGACTCCGCAGCCCCGGCGGAGTAGATTCTCTCTATGGACCTAGACCCCTACCCACTCCTGGCGGAGATAGGCTACCTACGCGGGCATCGGGTCTACTGGAGCATCGAACGTAACGACTACGGCTCTGAGCACGAAGACGCCATGATCCTGGCGGATGAGTACGTGGAATGGGGGAGAGGGCATTGAAGAGGTACCTCAGGGCCATGTGGTCTCCTGCCCTGTACGGCACTATCGGCCTCGTTCTCGGCGGAATCATGCTCGGAGTCGCCGCGGATGAGATTGTGGAGAGGGCCTACTACTTCCTGTGCGGCATCGTGTTCGCATGCTGGCGACTGGATCGCTACTTGGAGCCTAGCCATGGTCGATAGAAGAGGGTTCATCGCGTCTCTGCTGGCGGCTCCGCTGGTGGGGAGGGCCGTTCGTGGGGAAGATGCCGCGCTGCCGCTGATGCAGTCCGGCGCGTACCCCTACGATGCCTTCTGCTTCACTCTGGTTCCGGCCACTTCGGATTGGAAGGAGCACGGGAGGATTGACCTTCTCCGGAGCGGCGATCCCTACCCCGAAGGCTTCGAGGGCTGGGTGGCGTTCCGGCATCCGGCCGATCCGGAGCGCTTCGGCATCCGCTGGGGCGGCGAAGAGCGGACCTGCTACGACATCTCTTCTCTCGGTGAGCCGGTCTACAACTACAACGAGGCTGTACCCTACCAGGGGCGTTCTTATCCGGCACTGGAGAGGGCCTCTGAACGCTGGGAGCAGAGCCTGACGTTCGATCTTCGGAAGGCATGCCGCGTGCTCGTGGACTTTGGCAACCAGAGACGGCCGGGGATGGCCTACCGGGCTGGCTACGGCCACTACGGGACATGAGCCGTCCCCTGAACGGCGGAGTACCGAAGCTGGCCGACGCGCTTGCGATGGCGCGCGACCTAGGGTTGACCGTCCGAGCGCTTCGGCGTCACGGAGAATGGGCCGTGAGCGCTCCGAACAAGCGCCCGCTGAAGATCAGCGCGAGGCGAAAAGACGCATCCGCAATGCTCTTGGTTTATTTGAGGCAGGCGGAAAGGGCCACGGCGAAACGGTCATGATGAGGGTGAGGTGGAAGTCTGCCTTAGAGGCGGCTCTTTCCCGTGTCCAAATCGGTGGAGATGGCTGCTGGGAGTGGGAAGGCTCCAGGACTAACGGTTACGGAGTGGTAGGCTTTCAGGGCAGGAACATCAACGCGCATAGACTGCTCTACATGTCCCTGTACGGATGGCTGCCGCGCGAGATGGAAGTTGACCATCTCTGCCGGAACCGTGCCTGCCTTCGGCCCTCCCATCTTGAAGCGGTCACGCATGCCGAGAACGTGCGCCGAGCCAAAGCGTGGGCTGTCGCTCATCGAACCCACTGCAAGCGAGGACATCCATTGGACGTGAACGGTCGCCCGCGGGCGGGGAGTCCATTGGGTGGGAAGAGGTGCCTTCTCTGTACCAGGATTCACGACCGCAGAACGAAGGCGAAGCGAGCCGCGCTGCAAGCGGAGCGAACCCGTCAACGTGCCTGACATCCCCCTCTCCCCGGAAAACTACCGGGCGGTCCACGAAGCCACCATTGAAGCCGTAGCGCGGGGCGAGTTCACGATCGTGGACTTGATGGACACGCTGCCCTGGTTCAAGACAGGCGGGGACTGGACGCCCTGGCGCGCCTTCCTGTGCGCCTTGTACGGGCTTCCGATGACACCGCAGGAGCTGGAGATTTACCGGCACTGCACGGGCCGCAGGACGCCGCCCACGGAGCTGGCGAAAGAGGTATGGGTTGCGGCTGGGCGCAGAGCGAGGAAATCGGCCGTAGCTGCTCTGATCGCTGTCTGGCGCGCGATCTTCTACGACTACTCCGCGAAGACTGGCATTCTTGCTCCCGGCGAGCGCGGGAAGGTGCCCATAATCGCCGCGACCAAGAAGGAGGCCAAGCAGATCCGCTCGTACGCCCTCTCCATCCTGAAGACGTCCAACCTCCGATGCTTCCTGGAGACGGAGGACCCGCCCGAACAGTCCATCCCGCTCACCTGCGGCGTGGACATCGAAATCGTGGCGTGCAACATCCGGGCGGGCCGTTCTACGTCCACGGTCGTGGGGCTGCTGGACGAAGTTGCGTTTTTCGCTGACGACGACGGCGCCAACCCCGACAAGGAAATCGTGCGGGGCGTGAAAGCCGGCATGTCTCGAGTGCCGGGCTCGTTCATCGGCGGATTCTCAAGCCCCTACGCTCCCCGCGGAATCCTCTACGAGCGCTTTCAGGAAAACTACGGGAGGGACACGGGGGTTCTATTCTGGAAGGCCGATTCCCTGTACATGTCCCCGGGTGTCCCGAAGCTCACGGAGGAGGTCGAGGAGGCGTATCGAACAGATCCGATCGCGGCAGCGACCGAATACGGCGCCGAGTTCCGCAAGGATGTCATGGCGTTCGTCACGGAGGACATCGTAGCGGCTGCGATGACGCCTCGTGGCTGGCTGGCTCCGGACAAGGACCAGCACTACTTCGCGTTCAGCGACCCCGCTGGAGGCTCCGGTGCGGACTCCATGACGCTCGCTATCGCGCATGCGGACTACGTGCGGCGGAAGGTCGTCCTGGACCTGCTGGTGGGCGTAGAGCCGCCTTTCGAGCCGGGAGTAGTGGTCGCTTCGTTCGTGGGCCACCTCCAGCGCTACGGGCTCCGCTTCGTGGAGGGCGATCGGTACGCGGGCGACTGGCCATCGGACCGCTTCCGGGCACACGGAGTCGGCTACCAGCCTTCAGAGTTAACTACCTCTGAAATCTACCGTAACTGGCTGCCGGCGCTCATGGAGAAGGCCGTAGACCTCCCCGACGACAAGCGCCTAAAGGTCCAGTTACTTAGCCTGGACCGCAAGCCGTCCCGTGGCGGCGACATCATTGACCATCCCAAGAACGGGCATGACGACTACGTCGCGGCAGCGGCAGGGGCTCTCCTGAAAGCGTACACGATCGGCCTGAAGATCAAGCCGGCCGAGCCCGACAAGCCCCAAGGCACGCTCCTAGAGCAGCGCCAGCGAGAGCTTCAGGCTTACCTGAAGTCACTCCACAACCCAGAGCCGTCAGGAGGGAGCAAGTGGGGATACCTGAATCGTGGTGGACGGTAGATTAGGCTTGACCCCGCAGGCTATGCGGAGTAGATTGTTACTGACTCGGGGTGGCGGAATATCAGACGCACTGGCCGTTGAGGCCAGGGGTGGGTGCCGAAGCGACGCAGAGAAATGGGCTGGGCGCGTCCAGCGCCAGGGTTCTGCTAGCGATTAGGCGCACCGTGGAGGTGAGAGTCCTCCCCCCGAGACCAAGGAGAGTGAATGAATCTGATCCCGATGTTCGATCGCGTGCTGGTTCACAAGAAGGAGTACGTGGATCCCGATGCGGTCGAGAGCGACGTGATCCAGCCGGACAGCGCGAAGGAGGAGCCGGTCACAGGCGTAGTGGTCGCAGCCGGAGAAGGCCGCATCCTCCCGGACGGCACCATCCGCCCTCTGTCGGTCAAGGTGGGCGACTGGGTACTCTTCGGTCGGTACAGCGGCGAGGATCTGAGCTGGCGTCTCCTGAAGGACCACGCGCTCATCCGGGAAGATGAGGTCTTGAGCAAAATTGAGTAGTGCCGTGGGCACTTCGCGTAGCCTGAAGGCGCGCCCTCGGGCGAAGAGTCTCGTAGAGGCTGCGCTCAGGGACGTCCCTATCGGCGGTCCTGGATGCTGGGAGTCTCTTAAGGCTCCAAAGTGTCGCCTGGGCTACCGGACGATCATCTTCCGCGGCAAAGAGTATGGCCACCATCGTATCTGCTGGGAGATAGCCAACGGGCCGATTCCGGAAGGTTTAGAGTTGGACCACCTCTGCCGCAATCCAGCGTGCGTTCGACCGAGCCATCTCGAGCCGGTGACACCTCGCACAAACAAACTGCGCGGGTTCGGGCCCCCTAGCAACCACGCCAGGAAGACTCACTGCGTGCGCGGGCACCCTCTGGAGGGAGACAATCTCCGAAGGGCCGACCTAAAGAAGAGGTACCGTCGCTGTCGAATCTGTGCGGCGGCATGGTTGAAGTATTACCGGGCGGTCAGGCTCGGCCTGCCGCTTCCGTTGAAGCCTACCGAGTGGCCCAAGTGACCGGCCGTGCCGACACCGCCCCACTCGTGGCCCAGCTCCGTACGTGGATCGAGATGCCCCGCGTCAACGAGGTTCTTCTCCGCCGCCGCGTCTTCGCGAACGCCATCGAGCTAGGCCGCATCCATGACGATCTCGACCAGTACAACCCGCGAGGGCTGGCGATGATCACGCAGCGGCTGCTATCGAACCGCTACGTGCGGCGTCGGATCTTGGCACTGGCTCCAGACCGGAAGTTGGGGAGGGAGGCGATGGACGCACTGAGGGCATGGGCGGACGTGGCTGCGGCCGATCCGAAGGCGAAGGGGAACTGATGTCGGACGACCGGGACGCCAAGACGTTCTACTACGACGAGTTGATCGGGGCCGGTATGGGCAATGACCGGTGGGACACCGACGACGCGCGGGGAGTGATCGAGGCGCTAGAGGAGTGGCGCCCGGCCCCGAAGGCAATCGCCGAAGCCGTCGCCAAAGAGGTTCTGAGGCTAGAGAAGCGCGGCGCGGTCTGTGGTGAGTGGCTGGCCGGACACTTGGACATCTTCATCCGATGCCTCCCTGCCGCGATGGTCCACAAGGCGAAGCATGGGTAAGCGCGGATTCCAGCCGCACCCCCGTCTCTCTTCGGCAGCCAACATCCGCGCTCTGATGCGGGAGCACTGCTGGTGTGTCCCTGAAGCGGCTGCGTCCTTGGGGCTCACGAAAGCTCGGGTGTATCTGGCCCTGAAGGCGTTCGGGGTGACGATACCGAAGAAGCAGGCCCAGGCGATCAAGAAGCGGCAGGCCACGCAAGCGGCGGCGGCGAGGTGGAGGAAGGCATGAGCGAGATGGCCCCCGGCCCCGACCTGGACGCTCTCATCGCCGAGAAAGTGATGGGCTGCAATGCTGTTGTCCGTCAGGAATGGTCATGGAAGAGGACCGGCGGAGACAGCGACTCCGACAGTGGGGTCACGTTCTGGTGCCGATGTATCGGGCGCCACAACAGGCCAGATGAGAACCGCCTGAAACCGTACTCGACCGACATCGCCGCAGCGTGGGAAGTCGTCGCCGAGAGCGGCGTCCTGCAACGCTGGGTGCTGTACGAAGCAGCGGCGCTCGGAGCGGGTACCGTATGGGTCCTGCAAGACCACAGCGAGCGACCGATTCTCCAAGCCGAGACGGCCCCGCTCGCTATCTGCCTCGGCGCTCTGCATGCCCTGAAGGCGTCCAGATGAGCGATCTTCTACCGCTCGGCCTCGCGTTCCTGTGCGGGCTCATCTTCGGCTACGCGACGTGTCTATGGCGCTGGTGCGCAGCGGAGGAGGCGTCCGCTAGCGCCAAAGCCGAGCAGCAAGCCTCCGCTGGTCTGAACCGAGGCGTCAGGTTCGCGGGCGTTCCGCTTCCGCCGCCCGGCGCCACGCAGACGCGCATCTACGGAGGCTCTGGACAGACGTTCATGGTGGCCCACGACTGCATCGAAGAGGGCTGCCGAGCGCCTCACTGGCCGGCACCGTCTGACCACACGTCCTGCTCGCGTAGGCGGTTCGGGAGTGGGTGTGTGCCTCACGAGGATGGCAAGTGACACCTACAGCGCTCGAACCCTCCACCGCGCAGCCGTACCGTCCCTGACGATCTCCGCCCACGTCCCGGCCGTAACCGCCAAGTCCAAGCCAAGCGGGCAGAGGAACTGATTGTCCGTGGCGCTGCCGACGTTCTCGTGCTGGAGCACGATGATCTGCGCTCCGTCGTTGATGAACCGCAGCGTCACTCCGTCTGCTATGCCCGTCGCAAGTATGCCGGTGATGTTCCGCGAGGCGTCGGTACTGGCGAAGATGGTCGTGTGGTCCGGCCCAAGGGTTCCGGGGCTGTAGTCGTCCTGGTCGGCCGTGATCTGAGCTGGCCTCAGGACTACCGGAACCGGCGTGAGCACCGTACCGGAGATGCTGAGCCCGGAGGCTACCGTGCCTTCCTGGACGTCACCGGCGCCGGCCGCAGAGCCCCTCAGGAGCACTCTGGACGCCGCGCTGATGTTCTGGAGCTTGGCGTAGGTGATCGCGTCGTCGGCAACCTGACCCGTCGCAAGCTGCGCGGCGACGATGTTCCCGGCGACTCGTCCGAGCACCGTGTTCGTGCCGACGCTGATGTCGGTGGGCTGAGCCGTGGATGCGGTCGGGTTGCCCTTGACCGTGTTCGCGGCGACCGATGCAAGCTTCGCGTTCGTGATCGAACCGTCTACGACCTCAAGCGTGACTCCTGTCTCGGTCTGGCTGACACCGATCGTGTCTGTGTCTCCGAGGGTCAGGGCTCCGTCTGACGTGCCGCCTACCACAACGGGGGAGATGTCGGGGTCGTAGGCGGACAGCGCGTCCCGAACGCGGCGCAGGTAGTCCTCGACGTCCCGTGCGGCATCGGTGGGCTTTCGCCCCGCAAGGTGCGGGACTGGGGGCATCTTCAGGCGGCGGAAGAAGGTCACGCCCGAGCCTCTCGCGCCACCCGTCGCTCGAGCTTGGCCCTGATGCTCTGCCGTCCACGGGCCTTCCACTTCGAGTAGATCCGGTCGAGAAGAAGTTCCCGCTGGTCGTCCGGGAGGGACTTGTAGTGGGCGCTGCGGATCAGCGTCCGGGCCTCGTCGGAGGCTCTCCGGCTGGCCTTGGTCATGACCAAGAACTCGTCATCGGTCAGGTTCGTCTTGACGCCCTTGACCGTGACGCCGCGGCTCGGAGCAGTGGGGGCCCAGCCGAGGCGGCCGTACTCTTCCTCCAGGAAGCGCTCGGGCTTCTCGATCGTGGGCTGAACCGGAGACGCGAAGCGCGTGAGCGCGTTGCCGGGCCGCTCCACGGGGGCTCCCGTGCTGGACACCCGCGCTGGAAGCGCCTGGGACGCGAAGGGGATGCGGGACTGGAGGTTCTTTTGGATGGCCTCCGGGAGTCCTGCGAATCCACTCCTGCTCGCGCGCGTGTCCCTCTGGATCGGGTCGATCGCAGAGGCGGCGCGGCCGACGATGTTCGGCACCCACGAGCCCACGAAGCCCTTGATGTACTGCGGGGCGAACTGCTTCGGCTCCGTGATGAGGCTCGCAGCATCGGACAGGCCGGTGAGGTAGGACTTCGACGTCAGGTTCTCCACGACCGATCCGAGAGCCTTGTCGAACAAGGACAGGTTGCGGACGTTCTTGGCTTCCGCCATGTCCGCGGCGAAGCCCAGAAGGCTGGAGACGGGCTCGAAGCGGTTGAAGGGGATGTAGACCTTTTTCCCGGTCGTAGGGTCGGTGAAGACGAAGCTGTACGGGCTCCAGCCGGATTCCTTGAGCGCGTTCTTGGCTCTCTGGTCGGTCGGGCCGGAGCCGGTCATGCCTCCAGCGTTAGCGTACAGGGTGAAGCCCGCAAGCATGGCGGTGCCGAGCAGCGGGCCGGTGATGGCGTCCGCCAGCTTCCCGCGAGCGGCAGAGAACGCGGCTTGGTCGATCTTGCCGGCCGTGAAATCGGCCTGCGCCTTCTTGAACTCCGAGAACGCGCGCATGGCCTGCTTCGCACCCAGCGGGGAACGGCGAATGATGGCGTTCGCGATGTTGCCGGGGGTGTTCACGAACGGAGCCACGAACGCGAGGACGGGGTTTCTTCGGACCACTCCCGCGAGCGCGTCGGTCAGCGATCCGACGCGGCGCTCCTGGAACGTGCGCTCCAACGAGGCTTTTTCGACGGCGGCCGTGATGTCAGCGTGCGACGTGTTCTCAGGGTCCGCCATCTCGTCGATGATCTGCTTGGCCCGCGCGCGGATCTCTGCCTTGGACGTGCCGGCGGGGAGGGAGTTGGCGGCCTTGCGGTAGGCCAGCTTCATCGCCTCGGCCCCTCCGCCCCACTCCTTGAAGAAGACGTCTTCCGCTCCCATGCGGCCAAAGCCGATGGCTCGGACGATCTTGCCGGTGGTGCCGCCGATGGCTCCGAACTGGCCCTCCAGCTTGCGGGACAGGTCGAGCGGCTTGTCCTTCAGCGTCGCTACGTCCTTCAGGTTTCGGGCGAGGTTCTTCAGCGCTGGTCCGAAAGCCAGATTGGCGCCGGCCATCTCGGCGCCGACCTCGCCAGCGAACCTAGCCCTGTCTCCGCCGTAGACCTTCTGGAGCATCCAGTCGAGGGCCGAGGCCACGCCCGTTTCGGCCAATCGGATGTGGTGCTCTGCGATGTTGCCGGAGACGTTCGCGGCGTCGGTTGAGAACGAGGAGAGCAATCCGGCCCTCCACCACTCCAGGGCCTTGCGAATCTTGCTCGTCCCGAACGCGGCGCGGAGTAGGGGCTCCAGGTTGTCGGGGTTCTCCTTGAACGCCGTGAGGATCTCCGCCGCTTGTTCGTCAGAAACTCCCTTGATCTCTCGGAACACCTTCTTGAGCAGGACGTCGGTGGGCTCGGCCTTCTCGTTCTTGACCGCCGCCTCCAGCTCCGGCAGGAACCCAGAGTCCTCACGGAGCGCCTTGACGAAGGCGTTGGACTGCTCGTCGGAGAGCCCCAGTCCCTTGAGGCGGTCGGAGAGCTTGGCGACAGACTGAGCGGAGAGCTTGACTGGGCCTTCAGACTCCGCGACCGACAGGCGCAGCGCTCTCGCCTCGGAGCGGATCAGGTCGAGGAGAGTCGGGTCCTTGCGGATCGCCCGCAGGACTTCCCCGGCCATCTGTGGAGTGACCCGGAAAGCCTCCAGGCGCCGCGAGAACGCCTCCACCGGACGAGCGGCGGACATCACCCTGGCCCGCGCGGCCAAGGCTCTGGCGAGCCCCGTACCGTCGTTCACGTAGGCTCTCTGCGCGGCGATGTAGTCCAGCGTGTCCGCGGCAATCTGTGCGTCCGTCTCGGGAGTCCGTTCCTGACGCTTCAGGACTTCCAAGCGCTCGGACTTGCCACGAATGACCGCATCGAAAGCCTGCGACTCCACCGCGTCCAGGTTCCGCCGGGACATGATGTCGTAGAACTTCTGGTCGTCGTAGGTGCGGAGGACTTCCTGCACCTTGGGGTCGAGGCTCTCCCATGACTGCGGGAAGTCGCGCTTGAGCGGGGTCTCAGGAATGCCCGCATCGGCGGTAGCTGCGGCGATGTCGTCCACGCGGTGCTCGACGCGCGGGGTTTCGCCGGGGAGGACACGACGGCCGGTGACTGGGGCGTCCGGACGCACGGACTCCGGTACCTCGTCCATGCCGGAGTCCAGGAACTCGCGGTAGCTCGTCGGGGCGGGCTCAACTGTTCGAGATTCTCGAAGGGTTGGCTCAGCGGGCGCGCGGGCGGGCAGCGGGACGTCCGGATACGGCGTACCCTCGCGGTTAAAGGCTTCGCCCGACCGGACCTTCCCGAAGACCGACTCCGCGTTCGGGAAAAGATTCCGATAGAGGCGCTGGAAGAACTGCGCCAGTTTGGCGAAGATCGCGTTGGACTTGTCCGCAGGAGTCCAGGCTCCATAGGCGTCCGCGGCCTTCTCTTCGGTGCCGAAGCGCTTCATTACGGCCTTGCGCTCGCGCTCGGAGAGCACCAGCTCCATGGCCGCGTGGAACGTCTCGTGGTCGAGCGTGCCCTGTCCGGCCTCCTTGGCGAGAGAGATCAGCCCGCCGCGGCCGATGCGCTGCCACGAGCCCACGACACGCTGGCCGGGCTTCAGGGCTCCGCCCTCGACCGCCTCCGGATGCCCGCGGGTCAGATCGCCAAGCGAGAACTCCACGTCTCCGGTCGGGGTGACGCGGATGTTTCGGTTCCCTGGGAGGCGGACGTCCCATGCGCCCTCGTTCTCGGTGATCTTGCCGGTGGGGAAGGCTCGGCGGATGTTGTCCACGTTGACAGCTGGCGCGGAGGGCTGTGGCGCAGGCTCTGCGGAGAGCTTGAGCGGCACATCGGGCGCGGGGGGGACATCGGCAGGCGGAACAGCCTCCGGCGCTGGCGTCGCCTCCGGCAACGGCTCGGTCGGATCGGCCCGGAGATCGACCGGCTTCGACTCCTCCGGAAACGCCGGCTCGGCGCTCGGTGCCGTTTCTACACGCCTAGCGGCTCGCTTGACCGCGAGCGCTTCAGGGCCAAATTCAAAATGCGCGTCGGCGGCGACGTCAGCCGCCCCCTTGGCTGCCTGCTCCATGGAGAGGCCCGCCGCCTGCGCGATGTCGGCGGTGTCAGCCTGCGCCACGATGGCCCGGACTTCCGGCGTGGCCTTCCGCTTCTGGAGCAGCTTCACGCTATCTGGGGAGAGGGCGTCCGGGTGGAACTGAACCTGACGTGCGCCAAGCTCGCGGGCGATGTGGCCCGATCCCACGCGGTCGATACCCGCCAAGTCCGACGCCACGCCATCGGGAGTGACGCGCGCCGCCGCGACCACCTTCCCGCCTCGGCGGTAGACGAGATCCAACCCGCCCTCGGGGCGGTCGTAGGTCGCCAGCCCGTCGCCTTGATCCCCGTAGGCTCTCCGGGCGGTCTCCAGTACCTCGTTCGTGTAGGCTCCCCGCTCCTCGGCGGTGGCGTTCTCGAGGAACGTCGGCTGGAGCCCCTCTCCGGGACCTTCGATCACCGGCTCAGGCGTCCGCGCGTACCGCTCCGGGGTGATCGGTTCCGGGGGAGGAGGAAGGTCGGCAGCGGGCCCCGGAGTGGCCCTCTGCGCCGGCTCGTCAAAGCCGTACCACCTCAACTCCGGCTTCGGAGGCGGCGGAAGCGCATCCAGCCCTCGGAAGGCGTTCCTGGTCGCCAAAGCGCCCATCCCAGTAGCGACTCCGGCTCCCAACGTGGCCTCAATGGCCTGCGGGGAGAACAATCCCTCCTCGGAGATGGCTCGGCCCGCCTCCAGAGTGCCTCCCAGGGCTCCTACGGCCGCCCCAGGGACGAACAGACGAGACGCCAGGCGCTCTGCCTTGGCTGTCTCCAGCGCAGCGCTTCTGAGGGCATTCTCGGCCGCCTCGCGGGCAATCGTCCCGCCAGCCTTCGCGGCAAGTTTCGGACCGAACGCGAGCAGTGACGTGGGATCGGTCGCCAGAGAGCCAGCGAGCTCGGTCCCGACCCGCAACGGAGCCGCCACGCGGGACAAAACCGGACTCTCACGCTCGAATTGCTGCTGTTCCGACTCCGCGATGGGCCTGTATCCGCCCGCCTGCGAAGGATCTCGGGACAGACCCATGACGGTAGCCGTTGAGGGCGCTCCGACAAGCTCTCCAGCCCCAGCGACCGTCTCGCGGGCGATCTGCCCCCCGGTCGGAGCCGTGTAGGCCCTCCCACGAAGCCGTCGTGCAGCCGTGTCGAAGACGGATTCCCCGCCCCCGAACTTCGGCACCACCGACTCGCGGTCGTAAGCTTCCTTTCCGTAGGCTTCCCGCTCGGCTTCGGAGAGTTCAAACCCTCCCCGGAACGCCCCGATAGCCGACTCAACAGCCCTCTGTGGCGCGGTAACCACAGTCAGGGGGATTTCGACCGCCGCCCCCCACGGCGAGTCCATGAAGTCGGACAAGCCCTTCTGGGCAGAGCGCCAGAACGACGGCTCGGGAGGCGGAGGGAGATCGTCTAGCCGCGGAGCCCGGTATCTCCCCGTGACTTCATCGAAGATGCTCAATTAAAGCTATCCACCCTGTACAGATGGCCTCGATTCCCGCCATGCCCGCATCTTGGCCAAGTGCTGGCTGTTCCAGAAGTCCCACCGCAGGAATGGGATGCCGGCATTGAAGTCTACTAGGCCAATGGTGCAGATCAACCGCCTGACCAGACGGTCCGAGCCGTGCGCAAGAACGAGACTCAGCAGGAAACGTCCGACTCCGCGAGGAGGAGTCCCGCCTATGCCGAGAAGGTCTGGATTGCTTACGAAGTCTGGGGACTGCCCCTTGAGTCGCAGTCGGTAAGCCCTGATCTCGTCGGCCACATCGAAGCTTCCGCGGAACCTCGCCAAGCTCTCAGCGTGAGCATATGCCACCTGCTCGCCCGATTCCCGACCGACCCGAAGCTGAAACCGCAACTGCTCTTCCGACGTTCGTTCAGCGGCCATCAAATCCCCTCCCTTAGAAGCCCGAAAGGGCCTCGAACCCGGCCGAACTCCGTGGAGCCATCTCGTACCGGGACAGGAGAACCGTCATTCGCGCCTGGATCTGGCGCTTCAGGGCTTCACGCTCCTGCTGGTACTGCATGCGCCGGCCCTCGTCGGTGATCGTGGTTCCTTCGGTGTCCCGAGGGTCCACGCCGTACTTCTGGGCGAGGGCGTACTCGTCCTGATCGGACTCCCGCTGGATCTGCTCCGCCTCCTGCGCCATCCGGGCTTGCTTGCCCATGGAGATACGGTCCTGAGCCTCGGCCAGTCGGATGGCTTCGTCCGTGCGGATCCTCCCCACCGCGCGCTCGTCCGCATACGGGTCGTTCAAGTCACGAATCCGGGCCTTGAACTCGGCGTCATCGAGCTGCGAGCCCCGCGTCACAACGTCCGCGTTCTCCGGAGCCGTCATCATGGAGAACGTACCTCCACCACTGGGAGCAGAGACTGCCTCCACGCGACGGTCGACGGGGTCGTATGCCGTGCCGCTCCGCTCGGTGGGAGGCATGGGCAGTCGTCCCTCGGGATCGGCTTCCTGCCAGTCTCCGCCGGCCAGCTTCACCCGAAGCCCGGACGGCTGGGGAGGAGGAGGCAGACCAACGCTCGCCCCCGTCGTGCTCGAAGCGCCGGAGAGGACTCCGGGCATCGGATCGGCCGTACTGGATGCTCCCGAAAGTACCCCCGGCATCTGCTCCATGGGCTCAGGAGAGAACGAGCCCGACGTCTCCGGAGGCGGGATGTTCGGCACGGGAGGGCCGTACTCCCACGGCGCTGGAGGACGCTCTGCCACCGCACGACGTCCACCGACCGGAGCGTACGGGTCCGTCTGGTCCCACCACTCACCGGCACGGTTCATGAGCCGACCCGTGTCCTGACTCAGGCTACCCAGGAACTGGTCGAAGCTCTGAAGCTCGGGTGGATTCGCAGGGCGGAGCTTCGCCAACTCGTCGTAGCGTCGCCGTCCAGTAAGGGCCGGATCATCGAACCCAAACGGCATGGCTACCTCCCACCGAACGCTGAGCGCTGGAGCATCGCCTGCGAATACGGATCGGCGAAGTCATACCCGCGGTGACTCGTGGGCGGAGGAGGAGGAGCTGACGGAGACAGGCCAGCCATGGACGGTCCGGCCGTGCCCTGGAACGATGAGCCCTGTGGCCTCAGGCGCGACGGTAGCAGGTTGGGATCCACCGCCATCCCGGGGAGCATCTGCGGTCCGAGTCCGGTCGGCCGAGTGGCCGCACCGCGAAGCGTGGCCTCGTACTGGTCCTGCGCCTTTAGGGCTGCGAGGGGGTCTTCGCGGCGGGGCATCTCGCGATTCATCGATTGCGCGCGTTCCTGCGCAGCCAGCCTCTGCTGCTCACGCGCCTGCCGCTCCATGAGCCTCATCTGACGCTCGCGGAGGCTGTTCTCGAACGCCGTCTGCTCCGCCTCACGACGGAGCTTCTCCCGGATCGCCGCCGTGGGATCGAAGGGCAACCCTGCGGCAGAGCCGGGAGGAGTGGCGAAGCTCAGCCCTTGCGTCGTGAGTGAGTTCCCGCCCTGGGGGGTGTAGCCGGAAGAGATCATGAGATCACCTGAACATGTTGAGGTACTGAGCCCACAGGGACATCATTGCCTGCTGTCCCTGCTGCGCCTGCGCCTGCGCCTGGAGTCCAAGCTGCTGGCGCGCGATCTCCGCTTGATTCTGAGCCTGCCACTGCTGAAGTCCCAGCCCCTGCTTCTGGAGCCCCAACTGGTCCTGAGAGCCCATGATGGGCAGTCCACCCATGACCATGGCGTCGATGTCGCGCTCTCGACCCTGAGTGATGCCAGAGGCGGCGGCGGCGATCTGCTGCTGTGCGTTCTGCGCCAGCCCCTGCTCTCCGGTTGTCCTGATCCCGGACTGCGAGATCCCTCTACGCGCCAGGTTCCCGCCCAGCTCCTTGGCGAGCCCCGTTGTGGCATCGCGGATTCCAGACGTGGCCCCCGCGATCGCTCGCTTGGTCGGATCTGCCCCCAGGCGGAGCTTGTACTGGTCCTGAAGCCACTTCAGGTCTGCAGACGGGGTGACGGTGTTGTTCAGCGGAGGCAAGGACGACGGAGGAGCGCCGAATCCGCCACCGGTCCCACCCGATGCGGTACCGCCCGCACCTGGAGGCAAGGGTAGATTGCCACCCGCGCCGCTCGGGAGAGTCTGAATCCCACCCGAACTGCCGAAGGGATTGCCGGGCATGGACGGACCCATCGGTTTCGTCTTGAGCTTGGGCCCATAGGTCAGCGCTGCCGTAGCCATCAGTTAACCTCGCGTAAGTCTAGCACTTCCGCGCTAGGACCGGCCCCTCGTTCTCGGGCCCTCCATCCACGTCGCAGCGTACCCGCGGTACACAACCTGCACGGGAGCCACCGCCACCAACTCCAGCGCCATGGTCTCGCCGGTCGTACGTGTCAGCCCGAACTTCTTCCGTGTCTCCGAGAGCGCTCCCGTCACAGCAGTAGCCGGGATGAGAAACGGCTCCGCCGGCTCCCCGTCCGCACAGTTGGGATTGCCCGCGTACGTGTTCACCGTGACCGCAGTCGTTGGGTTCTCCACGTAGACTTCGAGATCCTTGAACCGCTTCCCGTGGTCGAGACCGCCTCCAGCATCACCAACGTAGTCCGCCCCGGTGAGAACGGTCATTTGCTTCTGGTACTCGTCCCCGTCGTCGTTGCCGTTCGAGTCCACGTTCTCTTCTCGGATCACTCCGTCACAGGACGTGGTGATGGTCTTCAAGGCCCCATCCCCGTCGTCCCACTGGCCGAAGAAGTTGTCTTCTCGTGCTCGGATATCGATGGACCACCGGATGGGACGGCCCTTCTCCAGATCACGGAAAGATCCGACCCAGGAGAAGGACTTGAGGGGGGCCGGCTTCTTGACGAGCATCCGGTACACGCCCCATCGCGAATCGATCCCCGCCGAGGCCGCGTGGTACGCCACCAGGTTGTCGGCGAACTCCTCTCGCCAGTACCCACGAAGGACTCCGTCCATGCGGTTCGCGAACTGCGAGCCGTCGAACGTGTACATCCCATCCTCGGACGGGAACCACAGCCGCTCATCGATGTTCTTGGCCGCGAAGTGCGAGAGGAACCCGATAGATGGGCTGATCTTCCGCATGTTGAAGTCCTGCTCGTCGTAGCCTTGGATGTCGTAGGAGACCCTCCGGCAGCCGACCACGAGCTGGTCTCTGACCCTTCGCAGCGCTGTGATGCGCTCACCGTCGCGGGTGGGGATGTAGGAGTTCTCGCCGAAGGACTCGAAGTCCTCCAGCTCCGAGTACCACACACGATCGTCTCCAGCCGAGAGCCACAGGCGATCGTGGTAAATCTCCGCGTATCTCGCGTACGGTGGGACGCCGTTGTTCGTCGGCATCACTCCACCGAGAGCGCCCACGGCCGTCTCTTCCGTGTGAGTGGTCGTCCCGATGGTCAGCTCCACCACCTCGCGCGGCTCAGCCCCGTCCACCGACACGTACAGCACGACGTGAGTGACCCGCTCGTCTGAAGTGGTCGGGATGTCCGTCCAGGCCCGGTCCTGCGTTCCGTTGAACGTGATCGTGGCTGTTGGGTCGGAGCCGTTGGACTCGTGAATGATCGTGTCGCCGATCTTCTGGCGGAAGGTCGCGTATCCGATATTCTCGCCGTCCACCGTCCCGCTACCCGAAGCCGCCAGGGTCGGAGCTGTGGCTGGAGCCTCAATTCCAAGCTTGTACAGCTTCAGCCAGTCGTCCAGCAGGATCAGGTTCGACGTCGGTTGGCCGACGATGAAGTGCTCGCGCCGATACTCCACCACGTCGGGATAGCGCGGGTACTGGCCCACACCTCCAGGGATCTCCAGCGGCTCCAGGATGGGCGAGCCGGGGACGTTGACGTACACCCCAATCCCAGTCGAGCCGCTTGCCACTACGACGTTCAGGCCCATCAGGGCACCGCCACCATGGCGCCGAGGTCGAACTCGGTCTCGCTCGTGTAGAACACCTCGAAGGTCGGATCGGACGAGGGGTCAGAGCACCGGAGCAGGAACTCGGCCTTGGTCATGTACAGGTGATCCTGGAAGCTGCACAGGTCGTAGATGTCCGCCGGGGCCGAGAACGCCGCGATGGAGTCCGTCCAGACCCCCTTGCGCAGCATCCCCACCCTCTCCGCTCCAGCAGCGAGCCCGTAGGCGAAGTACAGCACTCCCTTGTGTACCGCCATCGGGCAGTGGGTCGTGGCTGTGCTCGCGATCGTCCGCACGGTGGAGATGGTGTTAGCTACCGGATCATAAGCTGCGATGGCGATAGTCCCCGATAGCACTCCGCCGATGTAGAGCTTCCCGGCGTGCCAGGCCCAGGCGTGGATGCTGTCATCGATCGGCGCGAAGCCGGTAGGGAACGTCACCGTGGTATAGGTACCGTCTGCCGTGGAGCGGATCGACAGCTCCGCCACCGACGTGGACTTGCTGAGCCAGATCACCCGACCATCCACCGCGGCAGTAACGAAGAGGGCCGGTACTGCTGCCGAGACCCCCGAACTAGCGGCAGTCTCCTCCTCCACGAACTCGAAGTCAGACGACCCGAACGCTATGCGCTCCAGCCGGATATCCTCTGACGGATCGGCCGTACTGTCGTATCGTGAGAGGTAGTGCTCATTCCCCGCGAGAACCACCCCGCCCACCGTCCCTTCCCACGTCAGATCGATCCCGGCCGGAGGCGACATTTCGGCTAGCTGAGTGGTTCCGCTGGAGACGTCTACGCGGTACTCCTCCACGTAGCCATCGGTGCCGTCACTGTCCGTGTAGCGCAGCGCCAGCAACCGCTGGCCGGACCAGTACAGGCCGACGTTCTGGCCGAGGAACCCATTCGAGAGAGACGTAACCTCGTCATCCTCGTTTGGCGCGAAGAGGTAGGTGTCCTGAACCCCCACCCCACGCTCTGCGATGAGCAGACGGGTGAACGCTTGGTCTGGAGGCTCAAACTCTGGCGGGAACACTCCGCCGATGCACCCGTCCAACACGTCGTCCGGGTTGATCGAAGACTGCCCTCCACGCGACCAGATTTCCGAGTCGTCCGTCCGCGTGTTGATGAGCATGCGGAACGCGTTCGCAGGACAGGAGGCGGCGTCGCCTTCGCGGTTCATCCCGTCCCAGGGCGGGAACTTCCCGATCCCGGGGCGGCGGACGAATGGGCGGCGACGTCCTAGCTGCTGGCCGCGATTCGGCACAGGTCACGCATTAAGGCTTGACTCCGCACAGGCGGTGGCGTACATTGCGGCGTAAGGAGGTGGATATGCCGCAGTGGGAATGGATCGCCGACAGCGTGTCTCGGGTGGAAGTCCCTGGGGGATGGCTGTACAAGGTCAGCGATGCCCTCGCTTTCGTCCCTGACCCGGACGCAGCCGTGGAGCGCGCCGCGGAACTGTCCCGCGCAATGATCAAGGAGTCCGCAGGGATATACGAAGGCGCGCTGAAGGGGGCCGACCTATGAGCAAGGCGAAGAGGCTGGCTATCGGAGCGGCTCTGACGTGGGCCCTGG